ATGTCGATTGCCGAGGTAGGCCGCTTTGATCTGCCCGGTTTCGCGGGCACTCTGATCCACCCACACCATGCCGGTTACGACGAGGCGCGCCGCGTCTATAACGGCATGATCGATCGCCGGCCGGCGCTGATCGCGCGCTGCAACAGCGCCGACGATGTGGTGCTGGCGCTCGCCCTGGCGCGTCGCGAGGGATTGCCGGTTTCGGTGTTCGGCGGTGGCCACGCGGTCACCGGCTCGGCCGTCTGCGACGATGGCGTCTGCATCGACCTGCGCGGCATGAAGGATATCCGCATCGATCCGGCGGGCCAGACCTGCCGGGCCGAGGCCGGCCTCAACTGGGGCGAATTCGACGCGGCGACGGCGCGGCACGGCCTGGCGCTCACCGGTGGCCGTAACCCAACGACCGGGGTGGCCGGGCTGTCGCTGGGCAGCGGCAGTGGCTGGCTCGAGCGCAAGTTCGGCTATGTCTGCGACAACCTGATCTCGGCCGAAGTGGTCACCGCCGACGGTCGCAAGGTCATTGCGTCCGAAACCGAGAACCCGGATCTGTTCTGGGGCCTGCGCGGCGGCGGCGGCAATTTCGGTATCGTCACTGCCTTTCATTTCCGGCTGCACCGGCTGGGCCCGATCGTCCTCGCCGGCGTGCTGCTCTACCCCGCACCGATGGCGGCGGCGGTACTGCGCCACATGCGCGATTTCATGCGGGCAGCGCCCGACGAGGTGGGCATCGGCATGGTTTTCACCACCGCGCCGGATGCGCCGTTCGTTCCCGAGCCGGCGCGCGGCAAGCCGATCGTCGTCGTGCAGCTGATCTATGCCGGCGACGTGGAGGAGGGAATCAGGGTGCTGGCGCCGTTCCGGGCCTTCGGGCCGCCAGCGGCCGACCTGGTGCAGCCGATGCCCTATACCGAGTTCCAGAAGATGGGCGGCAACTTTCCCGGCTCGCAGAACTACTGGACCGCGGATTTCCTCAACGAGCTGCCGGAGGAAGCGATCGACGCCTATGCGGCGCTGGCGCTGACGCCGCTCTCGCCGCAGTCGGCAATCATCCTCGTGCCGGGAGGCGGCGCGCCGTCACGAGTCGATGAGGAAGCCACTGCCTTCGGCATGCGCACCGCGCCATGGAACGTGCACTATATCTGCGGCTGGACGAATCCCGCCGACAACGCCGCCAACACGGCGCGGGTCAAACAGATCGCCTCTGTGCTGAAGCCGTGGTCGACCGGGCGGGTCTATCTCAATTACATCGGCAACGAGGGGCAGGAGCGCGTCGACGCGGCGTTCGGCGAGAAAAAGCTCGCGCGGTTGCGCGAGCTCAAGGCCAAGTGGGACCCCGACAACGTGTTCCGGCACAACCACAACATCCGGCCGGCCGCTGCCGGGGCGTAAACGGGCGGAAAACGCCAGTCCGCAAAGGCATTTGCAGGCAGACGTGGAAAAGCCGGAAGAAAGTATGCCGGCGACGGAGTTTCGGCGCTTGACACTCTCTGACCCGCCCTCTAAACGGACGCCACGTTGCGCGGACGACTTGTTCGCAAGCGCTGCGGGAGTAGCTCAGTTGGTTAGAGCGCCGGCCTGTCACGCCGGAGGTCGCGGGTTCGAGCCCCGTCTCTCGCGCCACCCTTCTTCTTCAAATCATTGATGAATTCAGGGTGGCGCTGAGTGCCTTAGGGCGCTGTTCCCACTTACCCCGCCGGCGTGTTCCCACTTTTCGTGCGGCTTCCGTTCTCCGCGAGCCGCTTGCGGCCGAGCTTGCGAGCCTCGGCTACCGCTCGGATTGAGCTGGCGTTGACCGGCACGTAGGTGGCGAACAGCGCGTTTGAAGCGGAGAGGGTGTTGCCCATCGCGTGAGACAGCTGCGCCGGTGTGGCATCGCCGGCGATCGCTTCCACAGCTCCAGAACGGCGGAAGTCGTGTCCGAGCATCCTCTTCTCATCCAGACCGAAAACGGCCGCCCTGACCGTCCGGAAGTCATCCCCGAGGGTATCCTTGCTATAGGGAGCCCCTGAGCGGTTTCGGAAGATGGGAGCGTCACCCAGCAGCTCCACCCCCAGGAACTCGATGTAGGCGATCAGCAGGCGAGCGGTGCGACGGCTCAGCTGGCCGCCGACCGGTACGCCGGTCTTGCCGCGCTCGGTGAAGAACAGTCCCCCGATACCGTTGGTGGCGAGCTGCTGCGCCGACAGCGGTCGCACGTCGCCTGGGTTCATCTGGGTGTCCCAGACGACGGCGATCACCACGGCGAGCCCCCGGAAGCCCATTCGCCACGCGCCCTTGGCCAGGCGCGCCACTTCGCCTTCATTCCAGCGCTGGTCTCTCCCCTTGGCGGCGCTGTTGCGCACCGCGAGGGAAGGGTCGGCGTCTCGGATGCAGTATCCGAGCGCAGCGAGCACCTTCCAGAGGGCGCGCCAGATCTTGATGGTCCGATGTGCCTCCCGGAGAGATACGGTCTCCTCGACGTGCTGGCGCAGCTCGCTGATCTCATCGAGGGTGACCGTGCGCGGATCCACGTCGCCGAAGATAGGCTTGATCCGCTTCCAGCCCCGGAACCAGTCCTCCCGGGTGCCCTTGCTTTTACGAGACCATTCATTGGTCTTCCGGAACGCCTTGAAGCCAGCACCGATCGACTTCGGCGGGTAGACAGTCAGCTCCTCGGCGCGCTCGGGCGAGAGGTTCTCTGCTGAGGTGAGGGCCGGGGAGGGCGCCACACCTTTGCGGGTGTCGTCCCAGCGACGATTCCAGGTTTCGGCCAGGGCAAACGCGTCGGGGCCGTCGGGCCCGAGGGGGACGGACTGGAAGCCCGCCTCCCTCATCTTCTTCGTCGGTTCCCAGAATGCCCTGCCGTTGCGCTTCTTCTTGTAGTGCCGCGGCGTGAATTTACCCACGTCCAGACCTCAGCGCGGCGAGGCGCCCACGGATGACGTTGTGGTCGGTCACCGCCTCGCTTGAAGTGACCGCGCCGAAGAGCTCAGGATTGCGCCGCTCAACATAGCGGTCAATCGCCTCGAGGTCGTAGTTGCCGGTCACCTGGTCAGGCAGGGGGAAACCGAGCCCGCGCAGGGCGTCCAGCGAGCCCTCGAATTGGGCGAGCGTCAGCCCGAGGCGGCGAGCCGCCACCTGGGCCGGGACGCATCGAGGCTGGACGTGGAACCGCATCGTTACGCTTTGATGGCCTGAGCGGTTGCCCGGAGGCCGGCGACGCTGTCCTCGAGCATCTTTGCGATGCTGTTCAGCTTCTCCGATGGAGAGCCTTCTCCTTCAATGATCGAGCCACGCGCATCCACGAGCACTGCGGCGAGCTTGCCGTCAGGCTTCCTGATGATGTCACAGGTGAACTGCCATTGGTCGCGGGGTTGAAGGTTGATGACGTCGGCCATGGTGGCCTCCTTGTTGACAAGAGACGGGGCGCCGGGCTCGATGCCGGCATGAATGGGGCGGACCTTCTCGCGAGACTTTCGCGATCGCGGCAGATGCTTGGTGCGTGGACGCACGAGGCCGGTTTGCCCTGGGCGAACCGCGACATGACGCGCGGGATCTGCGAGACCGAGATCACCGCCCTGAAGGGCTTCCGCGACGACACCGAGGAGGAGCGCGTCGTGGTCGATGAGCTGATCCACGACTGGGACATCCTGCGGCTGCAGCTGGGCTGAGGTCATTTCGGACCTTTCGCCACGATCACACGCTTGTCGCCGATCCGCATGATGGTCGCGGTCGCGGTTCTCACGAGATCGTCGTGATCGGACTTCGGACTGATCAGGGTCAGCCCGCCGATGGCGGTCAGCAGTTCCTCGGCCTGGTCGACCTCGGGCATGATGGTGAGGTGGTCCTTCTCGATGCGGTAATCGATGAAGCCGATCCGGACACCGGTGGTCTGGAGGAGCACGAGCTCGCTCCGCTCGGTGATCTGGATCAGCACAATTGGGCTGGGCTGGACTGGTGGGTTTGGCATCAGGCGGCCCTCGCCTGATCGATATGGCAGCGCTCCACCTCGAAGGTGGTGGCGGCGACCCAAGGGTTCGCCTCCCATGAGCCGGGGCCGTTGATCTCGGTCCAGAGTGATGCATAGGAACCGATAGGGTTGTCGACGTACCCATTCCAGCCGCCGTCGCGGTAGCGTTTCCAAAACCGCAGCGAGGTATCGCCGGGCGCGATCTCGCGGGTCACATCCTCGATGCCCTCCGCAATCGCGTCCTCGTCGCTGATCTCCTGCAACCGCTGCACGCGCACCTCGGCGACGTGGAGGGTTATGCGGCTGGCCCACTTCGGCATGTGCATGGCTTGGCGGAACCTACCGGGCTTGAAAGCGTCGGCTGCCGGTCCTTTCCCATCGGCGACGAACCAGACGGGATTTCCGCCCGGAATGTCGCGCGGCGAGGTACCATCGTATCCGACCTCAGCGTGCCAGTGCTCGCGGACATAGAGGCGGTCGCCGACCAAGATCCGAACATCCTTGGCCCGCCAACCAGCGTTGCCCGGGTCGAGCACATAGGAGTCCGACCATGTCCCGTCGAACAGGCTCAGGCGACCGCGCGGTTTGATAACTCGCCGAGTCTGCGTCTTGGTGCCGGCGAGCAGGGCGCGCACCATCGGTCCGCTGAAGGTGATCGGTCTGTCCGTCATGCAACAATGCTCCTGATCGGCCAGTACCTGGCCATTGAGATCACTCTATCGGCGGCCTGGTGGTCGCCGCTGTGGGCCCAGAGGAGAGCCGCCACGAGAATCGGATCGATGCCTTGGGCTTCCCACCAGTCGCGCTCGCCTCGGGCGTGCTGCGCCATGTGGACGTCGTGGGCGAGCGGGACGGTCCAGTTGTCGCCGGGCTTCTGAGCCATGCCGGTGATGTCCTTGCCGTAGCGCAGCTCGCCGTAGCGGACGTGGGCAGCATCAACCGGGCCGGCGCCGCGGACGAGGGACGGCAGCTCCCGGATGAAAGCGAGGTGCCTCTGGGAACGGATGACGGTTCGGCGCTGGCGGAGCATCACCGAGCCTCCGCGAACAGCGGCAACTGCCCGGCACGCTCAAGCTCTTCGAGCTTCCTCAGATGAGCGTCGTGCCGCAAATGGCATTGCTGGCACCAGAACCGGAGATTGTTCAGGCTGTGGTCGACGAGCTTTCCGTCGAGGTGCGCCGTCGTGCAGACGATCATGATGATCTTCAGGACGACCGGTTCCTCGGTCCCGTTCCGGCACCACGCCTCGTCGCCCTGGCGGGGCCACAGGATGCGGAGCCCGTTGTCGCCGAGGGGCAGGGCCTGCACGAACTCGCCGGCCGCCGTGCGGCCTCCCAGTGCGTGGTTCTTTACCCCGCAGTTCTCGCAGCACCCGCCGGCACGGGCTTCGACCTGACGACGAAGCGCCAGCCACTCGGGGGACTGGATCGAGCCGCCGGGGTATAGCGTGAGCTTGCTGGGGCTGATGGGCATCAGATGAGGCCCTTCTCTTCCGCAAGGCTACGCGGCAGGGTGATGTCCACCAGCAGCCGGCCGGACTCGTCGATCTCGATCAGCGAGAGCGGCAGCCATGCCTCGGCATTGGTGTCCAAGGACTCGACCAGCACGGCCTTGTCGGTCCGATGCTTGATGTTGACCTCGATGTCGACGAGTTCGCTGCGGGGCATCACGCGGCCCTCCGCTGGAGGTGCCACTTCGCGGTGAACTTGTCGTCCGCGCTCATGTCGGACTTGTCGACGATCCAATGGAGGTAGCCGGGATCCTCGACAGCGACCTGCTTGAAGGTCTTGCCCTTATGCTTCTGCCCGCCGATCCAGTAGAGGAAGCCGGGCTCCTTGGTGATCTCGACCAGCCGCTCCAGCGGACGCAGAGCGAGTTGCTTGCGGAGAATGTGAGCCGTGACGGTAGCGTCGGGCAAAGCGCGGTGCACGGGCTGAGCGGCCGCGGGATCGAATCCGGGCTCGGCGTCGACCTGCAACTCGTAGCGAAGCGCCTGGTTCGAGTGGCTGACAAACTCGGGCCACGCGCGAAGGCTTACCTTCCACGTGCAAATCCAACGCCTTCCGCCACCTCCGATGAAGTTCTGCTCGAAGTCGGCCTTGTGAGCCGCGAACACGTCATCTGGCCCCATGCCCTTCATCAGCTGGGTGAGCGCCTGGTCCGGACGCATGGCGTCGGCCACGTCCTGGTCGCTGATGTGATGCACCGCGCGGATGTGCGGCGGGATGGGGTGCCCGGGGTTCACGAGGAACGTCACCGGGTTGCCGATCGACATGGTGGAGAGATCGAGATCCACCCAGCCGATCTCGCAGATGGCGTGCTGCTCGTCCTCGGGGAGTCCGCTGGTCTCGATGTCGACCACGCGGACAATGCGCGCTGGATCGGTCATGACGGCTCCCGCCCGACGATGCGGCAGTTTCCGATACGGGAGGCCCGCATGGTACCTTCGGCCTTCCGATCGAGGAGCAGCCGGGCCGTTGACCCGGAGAACTTGGCGCAGGAGAACCCGTCGGCGCCGGCTGTGAGGAAGATGCAGCAGTCGGCCGATCCTGGCTGGCAGACACGCTTCACGAACTCGTCGTTCGGAGCGGCGTCCGGCGAGCCGCGCGACATGTTGCCTTCACCGAAGAACCGGACCTCTGGCACTTCCTCGAAGGCAGCCGCCTCAATGGAGAAGATGGTGCTGGGCGAGACGATGAGGTTGACCGTCCGTCCGTTGAGGGCGCAGAGCGACCACTCCAGATAAGCGGCAACGTTCGAGAAGCCGAAGCGTCCGTCCGCGTTGAACAACCCGGCGCCGTTGCCTCGGCCGCCATGACGAAGCTCCGTAACAGCCTCCGGGTTCGCCCGGAGCGTGTAGCCGTCGCGGTGATAGGCGTGCTCGGCGCGGATGTTCTGGAGGCTCTCGGCGACATCCCAAAAGTGGGGCGCAGCATCGAGTTCGCCCACCTTCCACGGTCGGTCCCAACTCAAGTATTCCAGGCGGCCGGAAACGGTCTGCATCACCGCCTCCCGCCGATGGCCGCTGCGGTCTCGTCGTAGCCGTGCAGCCATGCAGCCGCCTGCTCCGGCGTGAAGTCCTCGGGAGCTTCCCGGACCTCGCCGTCGACACAGGCCGTTCCGCCAGCGCGGACAGCATCAGCATCGTACGCCGCGGGATCAGCCACACTCGCTGACGGGGTTTCGACCTTCGGCTGGTCGACGACAGCCTCGGCGGTCTGGTCGGCCTCTACGGCCTCGCCAATCGCAGTTGCCACGCCGGCGGGATCGAAGCCGCCGACGGGCGTATCCGAGAGACGGGCGGCGAACCCCGAACCGGGCGGCGGGGTGACGTCCTTGATCTCCTGCGCCTCGTCGCGGTCGTAGACGCCGAGGATCACCTCCGGGCAGTGCCGGCGAGCCCAAGAGCGAGCGGAGAAGTAACCGAGCTGCTGCCGGGGATCGGTCTTCCAGAGCGGTGAGTTCTTCGTAGTGATCGCGCCCATCGGCGGCGACTGATAGGTGCATTCCGTGCCGTCGAGCGTTCCGGTGACCGTGCAGGTCAGCGTTGCGCCCTCGCCTTCGTAATCGTACCGGAGGCGACCCTTGATCCCCGACCGGGTGTTGACCACGGCGGCGATCAGCTGCGCCTCGTAGGCAACCCGGTTGCTGACGAAGTAGGACTTCGAGGCTACGGCGAAGGGGTTCATTTGCCAGTCGAGCGCCTGAAGCGCGATCGCCATGCAGGCGCCGACGTCGCCCTGTAGGTGAGGCGGCAGCATCTTGCCGGCGCGGGCCATCACCTCGGCGAACTTTATTACCTCGCCAAGGTTCTGCGGGGCGATGCGGGAGCCGCTGCCCTCCCGGACCATGCCAACCGAAGTCGTAGGCGTGCGTTCAATGGTGGCGACTTCGCCCATGATCAGATCTCGCTTTCAAGAATGTCGAGGTGACGGTCGAATGCGTCCCGCCCCCATTGGTGGATGGGCAACTTGCGGGCATCGGCCTGCCGCGCTGTCGGCCCTGGCCAGATGCCGGTCTTGAGGCAGCGCTCGAAGATTGCAACGGCAGCGAAGACCGCGCGCTCGCCGCGGATCAGGTCTTCGTCGTCGACGGTGATGGGCGAGACGGCATGGACGTCGCCGGTATCGACGAAGATCAGGTGGAAGCCGGCCATGGTCCGATTGAGGACGGCGCTGGCGGCCATGCCGACCATGGCGCCCTGGACGAAGTACCGGCTTTCCCGCACCGCGCGCTCGAGGTCGTAGTCGGAAATGCCGACGCCGGACCGCGGGCTGATCGTCTTCAAGTCAGCGAAGTCATCGCTCGAGCCGGGGATGGCGTCCGGACGAGACTTCAGCCACACATTCCCCTGCTTCCAGAACAGCGATCGCTCGATCTCGCCAGAGAGCGCGCCGGCCATCACCAGCGGGGTATTGCGCAGCCCGCAATTGGTCATGCCTTCCTGCCAGGGCAGCAGCCCGGCCATGCCCTTGATCTTCTCGATCTGGGTGGGCGTGAGGATCGTCTTGCCGCTCTTGGCCTGAGCGGCCTTCCAGTCCCGGCAAACGGTAGCGTTGCCGTTCCAGGGCTTCTCCTCGCCGGTCTTTCGGTCCTCATAGGTCGACGGCTGGATGATGAAACGCTTGCCGAACTCGCGTTCGCCCAGCAGAAGGTGGTGCGCCGCGCGGCCGAGGATGAAGGCTTCCTTGTCCTCCTCGTCGACCCGATGCGGGTTGAGTTCGGAGTGCTTCCAGTAGTTCGCCGGGCTCTGCAGGATCCGGCGGATGCCTGTCGAGCTAAGCGACGGGCCGTCGCATATCTGAGAATGGTAGATCTCGATCGGGAGATCGTAGACCCCGGGCTCGGTGATCTTTTGGCCCTCAGCGATGGTGCGGACTTCCGCCGCGATCGGATGGATTGCGTTCACTTGAACACCTCGATGAAGCCGAGCAGTGCCGGCGTGACGAAGTCGGGGAGGGTGACGATCGCCACGAAGGTCATGGCGAGCAGGAAGGCGGCGGCGTAGGCGCCGAACCTGAGGACGTTCATGCGCGCGCCCTCGCCGCGTTGATGGCGCTGCTCCAGCGCGCCAGCACTTGGATCATGGCGAGGTACGCCTGCAGCTCAGGCTTGCGCTCAGACCGCGCCAGCAGGGCCGCGCGGGCCGCCTTGGTGTGGATCAGCACCAGCTTCGCCAAGTGAATGACCCGGTCGCCGTCGGACAGATCGGCGATCGACTTGAAGGCCGCGGCCAGCACCCGATCCGCAGACGGGTCCCCGAGCGCATCGCAGGGAGGGGCGGCGCTCGGGAACTCGCTGGGATGCCGGTCCGACCAGAGGGCGATCAGGCCAAGGACCGGCGTTGGAGCAGGGGTGACGGGGGGCATGTCACGCACCTGCGCCAATGGCGATGAGGAACATCGCGACGGCGAACATGCCGGCGATGAAGATGCCGAAGTCGGTAAGGTCGCCGTTACGGATGAGGCCGAGCATCACCGGCCCTCCGCTTTGGCGAGCGAGACGGCGACGTAGATCTCGCCGTCTCGATTCTCGGCCACGGTGTAACCGGGGACCTGACGCCACCCGGCCCAATGAAGACGGACAAGCTGGAATGCCAGCCACAGAGTGTGGTGCTTGCGGGCCATCACATGGTCCCCGCTTCAAATCCGCCGGGGGTCGATGTCAGAAGTTCGCGCCAGCCGTAACTATCCCGGACGTACCAGCCGCCACGGCGCCAGTGTGGCCGGCGCCACCGCAGGCTCTTGTTCGGCATCCGAACCAGGATTTTTTCCTGCGTGCCGAGCTTCGCCGTGAGCGGATGTTCCTGTTTTAGCATCACGCCACCTCGGCGATCTGCTCGCCCTCGACGGCCGCGCGGGCCACTTCGTCGAGGTTGAGGTTCGCGAGTGCGATAACCATTGCAGCCGTCTTGCCGATGCCGCGCTTCTCGTTGACCGCATCGAGCAGGTTCACCGAGCCGGCGACGGTCGCGGCGGGCCGCGTGGTCATCTCGTTCAGGTCGGCATCGAAGTACGGCAGGGGCTGGCGCAGCGCCTCGAGGGTGGCGTCGAGCGAGGCCAGGGCCTCGTCGCGGTCGCTGGCGAGTTGCTTGAGGGTGGAGCGCATCACTCGTCCCCCTCGGTCTCGATGATCGCGGCGAGGAGGCTGTCGGTCTCGGACGGGGAGAGCGAAACGCCGCCCTCAACCTCGAAGTCGATGCCGTAGCCGGAGCGGGTGTATGCGACGGTGACCGTCACATCGCGGCTGTCGTCGTCGGTCTCGCGGGTAACGGTGAACTCGATGCTCGCCATCTGAATGCCTTTTCGAAAGCGTCAATCGCTTCGTCTTGGACATATCTATGCGCTCTGCATAATTCATGGTCAAGCAGAATTATGCCAAGCGCATATTTTTCTTGACGGGCGCTCGACCTCGCGCGTATGCATGCGGATAATGGGGTGATCGAGAGAGAGGCGCCGACGCGTCAGCGGCGAGCGCCGGGCTCACCGGCAGGCAGCACTGAAGTGTGGGGCTGACGCCCCACTCTCAAGCTTCTCTGCACTGACGTTGAGATCTCGGATGCGCGCGCGAGACTCAGCGCGGCTTGATCCAGTCGATCGGCGCGGCCCATTCGACGACCTGGTCGACGAGATCCGGGTATAGGCTGTTGATGCTCTGGAGGGTCCATAGGTCGTCGGTTGATCCCTTTCGAAGGATCTTGACGTACATGTCCCCGACAGCGGTCCTCAGCACGGCCTTTTTGTTCACCATTTCCGAAGGCGGCAGCAGCTTCGAGTAATACAGCAGGCTGCCTTCATCGAAGGCGGGGAACCCCGAGTCACCGACAACTTCGACCGCCACGGTATCCGGAGCTGCGTCGGCCGGCTCTTCGACCCATTCGAAAGGTTCGTCGTCGAACGGGGTAATGACCTGGCCCGCTCCGACGCGGCCCGCAAGTCGAACCTTACCTGGAGGAGACAGCGGACGACTGCCGTCGGCCGCCTTGGGGCCGGCGCCGCGTGCGGTAAGCAGCCAATCGGTGGAAACGCCGAAGCGACGGGAATAGAGCTCGATGTTCCCTTTCGGGTCCCGGCTGCCGTTCTCATGGCCAGCGTAGGTGGGGTAGGCCACCCCAAGTGCTTCAGCTGCCTCTGCAGCACGGCGATAGCCAGCCGCGATCCTCGCAGCCTTGATTCGTCCGCCGATATCTTTGTTCGTCGCCATGGAATGCAGTCTGCATAAAAATTCTATGCGTGAGGCATTGACAGAGAATTATGCAGATAGCATAGATCGTCGGTATGAGCAGCACCGACGAGATCAAGAGCTTTCGGAAGGCCCGCGGCTGGAGCCAGACCGATCTGGCTGAACGCCTTGGGGTTGATCAGGCCACCGTGTCGCGCATCGAGCGTGGCGCCAACATGGCCGGACCGGTAGCGCGTCTTCTCGCGCAGTTGATGGCCGAGACTACTTCTGAACAGGCGAGCGCCGCATGACGCCATCGTCCTCAGTCGTGGTGGTGGCTGACCGGCTTCGCCCATTTTCCCGCGGCCAACCTTAGCGGTCCGCTTCTTCGCCTTTCCCATCGTCAATCTCCGCGCCTGCCGTTCGGCAGGACGGGATCGTCTTTGCCGAGTGAAACCTGATGAAAGTCACCCCAACCAGAGACTGCGCGAACGACCGCCAAAGCTTCCAGGCGTGTGCCGGTCGTTCGCTGCGTGGGCCTCTTCATGGGCTGCTCCTTTCGATGCCCCAACATGCATCGAAGGATTTTGCAGATGGGCAAAAAGCCCTTGCTCCCGGAGCAAAAAATGTTTGACGCCGGCGCAATCGACCTGGCGCCCGAGCAGCGCATCGAGCAGGCCAAAAAGTGGGCTCTCGCCCTGTGGGATCGGCTGGCAGCCATGCCCGGCGAGAACCAGGAGAGCGCCATGCACCGCGCGGCGCGGCTGGCGAAGGTCTCGGCGAGCATGATCTGGAGCTTCCGCTACCGGATGCCGAAGAAGCTCGACGTCGCCGCCTACTTTTCCATCAAGGCCGCCTACGAGCGGCACGTCGCATCGGTGGAGGCCAGCCTTGCGGACAATCTTCTCATTCTTCGCTCGCTGCCCTCCAACCCGGGCCGTGATCGGCTGGTGGCTCAGATGGAGGAGTTCCTCCGAGATCAGGAAGGCCAGGAAGGCCGGATTGCTGCCACTGAAACCGATGCCGACTTCGACCAGCGGAACGGGTGGGGGCGGTGATGAACCAGCTCCTCCCGCTCCCGCCCGTCGCGACTGACGAGGAGGTCCTTGCACTCCTCACCGGCGACGCGCCGGTGGCGTTCGGAGTGTCGGGTGGCAAGGACAGCCAGTCCGCGGTGCTCGCCGGCTTCCGCTATCTGGACAGCATCGGCCACGCCGGCCCGCGCCTGTTGGTGCACGCTGACCTCGGATCAGTCGAGTGGAACGACTCCCTCCCATCGTGCCAGGCGCTGGCGCGTCATTTCAGCGCCGAGCTGATCATCGTCAGCCGCAAGGCTGGCGGCCTGATGGAACGCTGGGAGGCGCGCTGGCAGTCCAGCCTCACCAGGTATCGCGAGCTGTCGACCGTCACCCTGGTACTGCCATGGTCCACGCCGGGCATGCGGTTCTGCACATCCGAGCAAAAGACCCACGTCATCACGGCCGAGCTGAAGCGCCGCTTCAAGGGCCGCCAGATCGTCAACGTGACGGGCGTCCGGCGCGCCGAGAGCGCGGCTCGCGCCAAGTCGACAATCACCGGCTGGGATACCGACGGGCGAATCCTCACGTGGCGGCCGATCATCGACTGGTCGACCGAGCAGGTCTTCGACGCCATCGACAATAGCGGCATGGCTCCGCACCCAGCTTACCGCGTGTTCGGGATGGGGCGTGTCTCTTGCCGGTTCTGCATCATGTCCAACCGGGACGACATGGTCGCCGCGGCGGCGCAGCCCGAGGCCCACGGCATCTACCGCCGCATGGTGGGGTTGGAAGCCGACAGCACGTTCGCATTCCAGGGCGCCCGGTGGCTGGGTGACGTCGCGCCGCATCTCCTCAACCCCAACCTTGAGGAACGACTGGCGCAGGCCAAGGTCCGCGCAGCGCGTCGGGTCGCAGCTGAGAAGCGCGTCACCAAGCCGATGCTCTACGTGAAGGGCTGGCCTACCCGGATGCTCACCGACGACGAGGCGGACATTCTGGCCCGCGTCCGCGCCGAGGTTGCCGAGATCATCGGTTTCCCGCCGAGCTTCGCCGACCGCGAGAGCATCCACGATCGCTACGCGCAGCTGATGGCCGACCGACCGAAGCAGACCGCATCCACCTAACGACCGCACCCCGCGCGTGGTGCGCGGGGCTTCACAGGAGCCCGATCTATGCCCACCGGATACACAGCAGGCGTTGCCGACGGCACGGTAACGGACCTTCGCACCTTCGCCCTGACATGCGCCCGAGGCATGGGCGCGCTGATCATGATGCGCGACGAGCCGATGGATGCTCCGCTACCGGAGCGCTTCGAGCCCTCCGAATACAGCCGCAAGGAACTCGACAAGGCGATCGAGCGGCTGAAGGAGCTCAAGGCGATGTCGCCGGAGCAGCTGGCCGCCGGCGCCGCCGCGTGGAACGCCGAAAACGACACCTTCAAGCTGAAGCAGGTTCGCGAGAACCAAGAGCGGCGCGAGCGGTACGACCGTTTGATCGCCGAGGCCGAGGCGTGGCAGGGCGCGCCTGAAGGGCTGAAGGGCTTCATGCTCGATCAGCTTCGCCAGTCCCGGGACTTCGACACCAGCGACGAACCGCTGAAGCACTGCGAGCCGACCCGCTCGCCAGTCGAGTGGTGGGCGGAGGAGTGCCGCAAGGCCGCGTGGAACGTCGAATACCACTCCAAGCAGGACGCCGACGAGCGCCGGCGCACCGACGAGCGCAACGCCTGGTTGGCACAGCTGCGCGCCTCGCTTCCTCCCGCAACCGAAGTCGAAGGAGCCTGACATGGCCAAGACCAAGCGACCACCCGAGCAGAAAAAGAACTCGTTCGAAGACGACGACATGCGCCAGCTCATCGGCGAGATCGAAACCCTCGAATCCGAGAAGGTCTCGATCCGCGCCAAGACGGCCGGCGAGTGCGGCGGCATCTCGAAGAAGATCGGCAACGCCAAGGGCAGGGCTAAGGAACTCGGCATCCCGCTCGCCATCCTCAACGGCCTGCTGAAGACCCGGAAGCTCGAGCGCCAGATCGCGGCGGCCGGGCAGGGTATCCCCGACGACCTCGCCGAGCTGTGGGAGGAGGCTTCGGGCCAGTTCTCATTCCTGGCGCCTGATGAGGAGGAGCCGGAGGAACCCGGCGAGACCGCAGCGCAGCGTGCCGCACGGCAGCGCAGGGCCGAAGCCGACGCACATCACGAAGCCGAGCAGGCCGAGGGCGAAGCCGCTCTCAAGGACCTGGTGAACTGATGTCCAGATCCCTTCTCGCCCTCGATGTCGCGACGACCACAGGCTGGGCGTTCGGTCCGGTCGAGGCCGACGCTCGCCCATCCACCTCCGGGCACATCCGTTTCGGGCGGGAAGGGGCTCCCGACGCCGAGGTGTGGAAGCGGGCACTCATCTGGCTCACCGAGCAGCTGAACGTTCTGCAGCCGACGGTGGTGGCCATTGAGGCGCCGATCAACAGCGCCAGCCCCGAGGGCGGGTCGAACGCTCACACCCTGGGCCGTCTGATCGGCCTGCAGGCGGTGCTGCGCACGGTCGTCGAGATCAAGCTACCGGTCACCGCCAAGCTGATCCACGTCCAGAGCGCGCGGAAGTTCTTCATCAGCCACGGCAACCTGCCGGGCAAGGAAGCGAAGAAGCAGGTTCAGCGCCGCTGCCTTGATCTCGGCTGGCTCGATGAAGACGGCCTGCAGCCCGACCGCGCGGACGCGATGTGCGTCTGGGCGAAGGCCGTCGCGGACATCTGCCCCGAGTTCGCCGCCGGCATGACGCCGCTCGGTGCGCGGAGATCCAACGTCGTCAATCTCATCCCCAAGAGCGAGGTGGCCTTCTGATGGCTGGTTCAGTCTCGAAGACAATTTTGATCGGCAACTTGGGCAAGGATCCCGAGCTCAAGAACAACGGCAACGGCAAGACGTTCGCGGTGTTCTCGATCGCCACCAGCGAAAGCTGGAAGGACGACAAGGGCGAGCGCAAGGAAGTCACCGACTGGCACAACATCACGGTGTTTTCTGAGCCTTTGGTGAGGTTTGCCGAGCATCACCTCAAGAAGGGGATGAAGGTCTACATCGAGGGTCAGAACAAGACCCGGAAGTGGGAGAAGGACGGCCACACCTTCTACTCGACCGATGTGGTGCTGCGCGGCTTCGGCTCGGTCCTGACCTCCCTTGAGAAGCTCGAAAGCTCAGGCGCGCGTGGGCCCTCCGACGAAGGCGATTACGGCACGCCTCGCGATCGCCCGGCCTCCAGCGGCTCTGCCGCCGGCCAATCCCCGTCCGACGACATCCCATTCTGAGGCCAGCCATGAACCTCGTGACCGTCATCACCGACCGCTATGCCACCACCGGAGCCCGCGACCCCGACAGCCTGCACGGGCTGCTCTTCCTGGCAGAGCAGGGCGCTCCAATCCAGAAACTGGCGCGGCTGGTGCGCAGCCGCTCCTTGGTCTCTCTTCTCGATCGGGCCCGTCAGGGCTCAGTCGGCAGGGTCCCGGCCGTCACCGGTGACGAGCACCGGGCCGAGGTGGTGGACTTCCCCGACGGACTGATGCCGGTCCGCTGGAAGCGGGAGGTTGTCGCGCTGCTTCTCCGCTCTGATGGGGTGTCCACGTCGGAGATCCTCGACCTGGCCGTGCGGCTGGGCGTCGAGAGCATCGGCGACAACGCCGGCAGCCTGGTTCGGATGCTCAGGGATGATCTGAAGCCGTTCTCGATCGGCATCGAGAGCGAGAAGGTTGAGGGCTCGAACGCCTTCCGCTTCAAGATCACCGGCACCTCGGCTTGGCGGATGCAGAAGATTATCGCGAACGGGTGGGCGCTATGACCGTCGATCTGATCGCGCGGGCCGAGGCCCGCATTTTCTCCCTGACGTCTCAGGTTGTCGCGCTGGATGCGCAGGCGATGGACATCAGGGACCGCGCCCTGGATTGCCGGCTCGGCATACAGGAGCTGCAGCAGTTCATCACTTTGGCTCGCGAGCTTGCAGACGAGCCCGAGCAGGAACCCCGTCTGAACGCAACGGACGGGCAGGCAGCCGAGTATGCGGTGGTTACGCCCGCAGCTGCCGACCGCGTGACGGCGGAGGATGGTCACGCATCCTCCGCACCAGTTTCGCCCGAAGGGGCGTCCGAAGAGGTGGGCGGGGTTGCCAGTGCCTGCAGCGCCTCAGCCGCCGGGAGCGAGATCCCGGAGCGGAGAGAACTGGACGTGGACGCCGACGCGACAGGCGTGCCAGCCGGAGAGACGGCGGGCCCTTCGGAGCAGTCGGACTCGCACCCGGCTGCTCCGGAGGAACCTCCAGCCCTGAGCAAGCGGCAACAGGTTCGGATCACCCACGAGGATCATCCGGACTGGTCGGGAGCCCAAATCGCCGAGCACCTCGGCCTGAGCAAGGGCTCGGTCAGCGGCCATGCCTCTTCCCTCGGCATCAAGTTCTCGGCCGGTGCCGCGGCGGTCTCAGCCTCCTCGTCGATCACGAAGCTCGATCGCGTCAGGCTGATGCACGAGCAGCACCCTACCTGGACCGCGCGGATGATCGCGCTGCAGCTCGGCGAGAAGGAAGGCACGGTCAGCACGCTGCTAGCGACGGTCCGGAAGGAAGTGCGAGCGCCGGCCGAGCCGAAGCCAGAGTTCAGCAGCGAGCAGGAGATGCGGCAGCACTACGGTGATGTCGCCGCCCGGTTGGGGAAGGCGAAATGAACGCGCACCTCCCATTCTTGTTCGAGGACGCTGAGTTCGGCGACGAGATCATCGTTGACAGCTTTGCCGGCGGCGGCGGCGCGTCGACGGGCATCGAGATGGCGCTCGGTCGCTCGCCCGACTTCGCGATCAACCACGATGCCGAAGCGCTGGCGCTGCACGCCGCCAACCATCCGAAGACGGTCCACCTGTCCGAGAACATCTACAAGGTCGACCCGATGGACGTGGTCGGCAAGCGCAAGGTCGGGCTGCTGTGGGCCTCGCCGGACTGCAAGCACTTCTCGAAGGCCAAGGGCGGCGCACCGGTGAAGCGCAACATCCGCGACCTGGCTTGGACGGTGGTGCTGTGGGCAGAGCGCGTTTCGCCCCGCGTGATCATCCTCGAAAACGTTGAGGAGTTTCAGGGCTGGGGCCCGCTGGTGGCGAACGACAAGGGCGAGCTGATGCCGTGCCCGGATCGGCGCGGCGAGACGTTCAAGGAATGGGTCGCGGCGCTGAAGAAGCTAGGCTATGCGGTTGAGTGGCGCGAGCTTCGGGCCTGCGACTTCGGCGCGCCGACGACCCGCAAGCGCCTGTTCGTCATTGCTCGTCGGGATGGTCGGAAGATCGTCTGGCCGGCGCCGACGCATGCTGCCCCGGGCGGCAACCCGGCGCTGCTGCCTTATCGGACCGCCGCGAACGACGTCATCGACTGGTCAATTCCGTGCCCGTCGATCTTCGACACGTCCGAGCAGATTTTCGAACGCTACGGCCTGCGCGCTGTCCGCCCGCTGGCTGAGGCCACGCTGGCGCGCATCGCCAAGGGCGTGAAGCGGTACGTGATCGATGCGGCAAAGCCGTTCATCGTCGGCTGTGGCGGGCGGATGGGGCAGAGCCCGGCGCGCGGTGTTGACCGTCCGGCGCAGACGTTGACCGCCAAGGCCGACGCCTGCTTGGTCGTGCCCCACGTCACCAAGTTCCGGAACGGTGCTGTCGGCTCCGACATCAGCGAACCCATGCCGACGGTCACGGCGAACAGCTTCATCAAGAGAGCCGGCGGGGCCGCGCCTCTCGGCGTGGTAGCGGCTGTTCTGTCCCAGGCACAGCAGGGTGGTTCGGTGCACGATGTCGATACGCCGCACCCGACCGTCACTGCCTCGCCCAAGGACCAGAACCAGGTGCTTGCCGCGCACCTGCAGAGACAGTTCTCTCGCTCAGTGGGTAGCGCCGCCGACGCCCCGACCGACACCATTGTCGGCCGCTCGAAAGATGCGCTCGTGGCGGCCTCGATGGTCCAGACCGGCTACGGCGAGCGGGAAGGGCAAGAGCCCCGAGCGCTCGACATCGAGAAACCGCTCGGCACGGTCGTTGCCGGTGCGGCGAAGCATGCCGTGGTCGCAGCGTTCCTCGCCCAGCACAACACCGATGTCGTCGGGCACTCGGCGCATGAGCCGGTCAGCACCATCGTTCAGAAGGGCAGCACCCAGGCCGTTGTCTCGGCCGGGCTCCTGAACCTCAAGGGTAGCGCCCGCCGCATGTCCGATGTTGGGGAGCCAAGCCCGGCCGTCACTTCGCAGGGCAACCACCTCGGCGAGGTCCGCGCATTCCTGATGAAGTACTACGGAGTCGACCAGGACCCGCGCCTCGAGGAGCCGCTTTCGACCGTCACCACCCGCGACCGGTTCGGTATCGTCACCGTCGAGGGCGAGCCCTACCAGATCGTCGACATCGGCATGCGGATGCTGACGCCTCGCGAACTGTTCAAGGCTCAAGGCTTCCCTGCCGACTATGAGATCGAAACCGGCGTCTTCGCCGACGGCGCGCGCCGCACCCTGACCAAGACTGCCCAGGTCCGCATGTGCGGCAACTCGGTCTGCCCGCCGATCGCGGCCGCCCTCGTCTCGGCCAACTGCAACGACCTCGCTGTCGTGCGGGAGGCGGCGGAGTGACATGGCCCTTCGCCCACCTCCCGATGTTCGCATACGACTTCATCATGGCCGATCCGCCGTGGCGGTTCGAGACATGGTCGGGCGCCGGCAAGACCCACAAGAGCCCCGAGAACCACTACGACACGATGTCGATCGCCGACATCGCCGCGCTCCCCGTCGGCCATCTGGCCGGCATCGACTGCACGCTCTGGCTCTGGGGCACGCATCCGATGATCGATCAGCAGATCGAGGTGGTCCGGCAGTGGGGCTTCCGCTTCGTCACCTCGGGCGTCTGGGTCAAGCGAACCTCCACCGGCAAGCTCGCTTTCGGTACCGGGTATCGCCTGCGCAGCGCGTCGGAGCCCTTCATCCTCGCCACCAACGGCAACCCGGAGACGGCGAAGAACATCCGTTCGGTTGTCGAGGGACCGGTGCGCGAGCATTCCCGCAAGCCCGATGCCGCTTACTTCGAGGCCGAACGGATGATGCCGCATGCTCGGCGAGCAGATCTCTTCTCCCGCCAGTCCCGTCAGGGCTGGGACGCTTGGGGCAACGAAGCCAGCAAGTTCGACGAGGTCGCCCATGGCTGACCTCCAGATCCAGTCCCGCGCCGATCACGACCGCCTGCGCCAGCGCGCGGCGCAGAAGCACAAGACGAACGAGGCGATCGCCGAAACCACAGTGCGGGTCGTCGCGGAGTTTCTCCGCGGTCGCCCGGCGAGCGCCTGCATGACTGACCTGGTCCAGAAAGCGAAGGAGTTCGGCAGATGAGCGTGCGCGGTACCGGCAACGAGTTCGGCTGGCCCGATGACGCTGTCGAGCTGCTGAAGCGCCGTTGGAACGATGGAGCCTCAGGCTCTGAAATCGCGAAGGAAATCGGGCAGGGCGTCACTCGCAACGCGGTTGTCGCGAAGGTCCATCGCCTGAAGCTGGCGAAGCGGAAGAACCCATCTGCAGCACCGAAGCTACGACCACCGAAGCGGCACGGCAACGCCGGCCAGCCGCAGGCCGCCGCCATCTTGCACAACCTCACGATGCGGAAACTGCCAACCCTTCCGCTGCCCCTCGAGGACGGAGTCGACGTCACCCACCTGATCGGCCTGCAACAGCTCACCGAGCATACTTGCAAGTGGCCGCACGGGGATCAGCTGACGCCCGAGTTCGGGTTCTGCGGTGCTCCATCGCAGGCGGGCAGTCCCTACTGCCAGAACCACCACCGACGCGCATACACCACGATCTAGGCGGTTCCCGTGCTTTCTCAGGACGACATCTACCGCCTCGAGATCAGGGTCAGGCTGCACGCCGAGTCCCTGAGGAAGGCTGCCGAGAGCTTCGACACTTCCGCGGCGCCCGAAGTTCGCTCATACGCCGCTCGGGTCCGCATCGACGCCGACGAGTTCGACCAGGTCGGCAATCTCCTCGTCGGGCTGCAGGGCGACTGGACCCGTCTCGGGCCGATGGTGCGCGAGGGCTACAAGGCCGTGATGGCGGAGTTCGAGCGGAAGAAGGCCGACGCGGCAGCAAGGCGCTCCGAGGCGGTTCATGGAGATTCATCCGATCCAGAACTGGTCGCTCGTGGGAAGGCGCTGAGTGCCGCATGAACGACCGGCTCCCAGAATCCCTGCTCGACGATATCCGCGCCGCGTTGCCGATCACCGATCTGGTCGGCCAGTACGTCGTATGGGACCGGGCGAAGTCGAACGATGGGCGCGGTGACATGTGGGCGTGCTGTCCCTTCCACGGGGAGAGCACCCCCAGCTTCCATGCCGAGGCCCAGGAGGGTCGCTACCACTGCTTCGGGTGCGGAGCATCGGGAGATCACTTCGAGTTCCTGATGGCGCTCGACGGGCGCAACTTCCCCGAGGCGGTCGAAGCCGTAGCAGAGATGGCCGGCATTGAACTGCCAGGGCGACGGGAGGCGGCGAAGCCCGCCCGGACACCGGAGCAGCCGCGGCAGGAGAAAGCCCGTCCGCAGCCAGCTGCAGCGGAGGGCCAGCGTAAGCTGGTGAAGACCTACGACTACACCGATCGGGATGGGAACCTGATCTACCAGGTTTGCCGGTTCCAGATCGAAATGCCAGACGGATCATTCGCCAAAACGAAAGATCGCACAGGGACTTGGAAGACGTTCCTGCAGCGCCGTCCAGCAAACATCGGTGATGGCTCGTGGATCTGGGGACTGTCGGCCGGCGACTTCATGCGCCCGGGTCCGGGCAAGGACTGGTCGGCCTACGACGAAAAGAAGCGCGCCGAGTGGCCGAGTGCCGAGATCCGGACCTTCGCCGAGGGCATTGAGCACACGGTCTACCGCCTGCCGTCGGTCGAGATCGCGATCGCCGAGGGCAAGACGATCCTCCTCGTCGAGGGGGAGAAGGACGCCGACACCTCGGAAGAACTCGGGTGGTGCGGCACCACCAACAGCAGCGGCTCGAAGCACTGGACGGCGGCACATGCTGCCTGCTTTCGCGATGCGGACGTGGTGATCTGCCTCGATAATGACGAGGCCGGCGATCGGGCCGACAAGGTGGCTCGGTCATTGAAGGGCATCGCGCGCCGAGTGCGCGTTCTCGACTTCGCGAAGGTGGTGGAGGGCTTCGACCACAAGGGCGACATCACCGATTGGGTGGAGAAGTTCGGCGGCACCTCAGAGCAGCTCGAGCAGATTATCGCCCGCCTCCCTGACTGGCGACCACGACCACCCACCTCAGCGATGGGCGCGGTCGGGCTGCACCAGCTTCACCACCCGTCGCTGAAGCACGACTTCCTGATTGACGGATTCCTCGATCGGCAGGGCGTTGCGATGATGCCGGGCGCGTCGGGATCGGGGAAGACCTTCCTCATCCTCGAGATGTCGATGTGCACGGCGCTCAATCTCGACTTCTGGGGGATGAAGGTGAAGCCCGGGCTGGTGCTCTACCAGGCCGGCGAGGGCAAGCAGGGCGTCACCAAGCGCCTCGATGGCTGGATGCTCGATCGGGGCATCTCACCGTCCGAGGAGATCCCGTTCCAGATGCTCACCCGCCGGATCAACCTCTTCAACGACGACAAGGATACCGACGACATCATCGCCGAGGGCAGGGCGTGGTCGGAATACTACGGCGTCCCGGTTCGGATGGTGGTGATCGACACCTTCAACAAGGCGATCACCGGTGCCAACGAGAACGCCGGCCAGGACATGACCAAGGTTCTCTCCCGCCTCGAACGGATCTCGGTGACGCTGGATTGCGCCGTGGTCGTACCGATCCACAAGTCCGCCGAGGGGAAGATGCGCGGCCACACCTCGCTCACCGGTGACGTCTCGAACGTCATCAACGTCACCGAGCTCGAGATGAAGGACCGCAACCAGCGAATCATCCGCACCGTGACCCTCGACAAGAACAAGGACGGCGAGAAGGGCCGGCCCATGCGCTTCGTGCTCCGCCAGGTTGTCCTCGATCCAGAACCCGACGGGAAGATCGTCACCACCTGCGTTGTCGATCGGCCGGATGGGGACGAGGAGGAGGCGGCCCGTCAGGGCAAGCTCAGCCTGAACCAGTTCCTGATCCTCAAGGCGCTGAAGGATGCACTTGAGGACCATGGCGAACCGACGCCGGCGGGCATCAGGGCAGGGTCCGCGCTGAAGGTGGTGGTGAAGTACCAGCACTGGGTCGACCGGGTTCGAAAGGTCTGGGTGTTCCAGGCGCCCGAGAACGAACCGGAGAAGCGCAACAAGGAGTTGGAGCGGGTGATGACGCACGCCGGCAAGGTACTGCTGGCCGGTGAGTACATCGGCCGGGACAACGACCTGAAGATCGTCTGGCACACTGGGAAGGAAGACCGGCCGAAGCGCGAGAAGAAGATCGAGGCTCCACCACCACCATTGCCGGCGGATGTTCGTCAGGCGCTCGTCGAGGGAGTGCCGTTTTGAAGAAGGGCGCCCCACAGTTCGAACCGCGCTGGCCGAACCTCAAGGCCATCAAGGTTGGCTGGCTCGCCGGCCGCGGCAACCAGTCCACCGATATCGCGCGGTACCTCGCCGACGGCACGTCGGCGGAGACCATCCGCACCCAGCTGCAGCGCGCCGAGCTCGATCTGATCGGCAAGGACCGCAACATCGTTTACGTCCCGGTGAGGCTGACGGCCTATGAGCGCAAGATGCTCGGCCGCGTGGCAGAGGCCCGCGGGATGTCGCTCGAGCAGTGGATGCGCGACATCGTCGTGAACGCCGGCATTCCCAACGACCTCTATGACGCAGTGGTGGACCCGTGAAAGCATCGGCTCGAGCAATCTTGATGGAGATCCCCGACTATGCGAAGGGCGACCAGGAGCTTTGGACGCCCAAGCTGGTCAAGGATGCCTTGGTCGACGCCTTCCGCATGCTTCGGCGGACCGGGGGCAGGGTGGGGCCTGCCGCCGTTCGGGCGGCGTGGCCGGCCTATCGGATGGATCAGGCGGACTTCATGGAGCAGTCGATCGCCGGGACGCTGCGGGACCGCAGCAGCTCGCGGCCGGAGTATCGCACCCGCATGAACGTCACCCGCATGGAAATAGTCTTGTGCGGGTGGAAGGGCGAGGACGGGCGGGAGCATCCCGCTTGGTTCGTTGGGATCCCGGACTCGGACCTCCGCGAGAAGCTCGAGGCATGGGTGTTCGCGGAGCTGCGTGGCGACGCGACGACGGACCTCTGCATCCGGAAGGGGTGGGCGCTAGCTACTTTCAAGCGGCACCGGGACAGAGCAGCGGGGATAATTGCGCAATCCCTCAATACTGGACGTGTTGACGTCTGGTAATAAGGTCGCAAGTGGAGGGGGCAATGGCAAAAGATGTGCTTGAGAAGGAGCTGACCGTCTCAGGGAAGCTCGAGGAGAACGGTATTAAGGCCGGCACAAACAGCCGGTTCGCGGTTGCCATTGATCGGCTAGGGGGGAACGTCGCCGATTTCGTCAATTTGCTCTTCGAGCCAGGCAACCGAAAGAAGCGAGCAATTTCGGAGGCGGAGATTAAGGTAATCGAGGCCGCTGCAACTGCCGCGGCTAGGGCGGTGAAGGAAGATCCTCAGACAGCAGTTCGCGTAATCGCCGGCATGGTCGGGGCCGCCGCGAGAAAGCAGGAAAGTAAGGACGCCGTACTACAGGAAGCGCTGGAAGACTTGCGCAACGACGCGCCTACTGAAGCACAAGCCGCGAATGAGGAGCCGCTCAGCGAGGAGTTCTTATCTCGTTTCGAGCACTATGCTGAGGATGCGATAACGGATGAGCTGCGGAAACGCTGGGGCCGCGTCTTGGCTTCCGAGGTTCGCGCTCCGGGTACCTTCAGCCGCAAGGTGCTCAGAGTCGTCGACGAGCTGGATAGCGACACTGCTAAGGCATTCGAGGAACTATGTCGGCATCGCATAGACGATGTTGTTCCCCGAGCACTCAGTGGCAGATTGAGCTTCGGAGTGAGCGTCAGCTTGACGGGGGCCGACCTAATTGTAGACCCCACCGGCGGTCAGCGGCGGCTCTGCCGCAAGCAAGCTGATGGAACGGGGACGGAGATGTGGGTGTTCCGCTTCGGCGATAACGCCATCGCTATAGACGTCTCCACAAAGATTGAGCCCGAGTTCGACCTAGACTCAATAAAGCCCTTGATGAGCCTGGGGGATCCAGCGGAGCCAGCTCCCTCGATACCAACATACGTGCTGACCAGCACCGGAAGGGCGTTGGCCTCAATTCTCCCGGTCACAGAACAGACCGCCTTGCATGAATTTGCCCGAGCGGCCGCCAAGCAGATTGAGCCCAGTTGGGTTCGCGTTTATCAGTTGTCTGGTTCCGAGTTTGTGATGACGAGTCAGTTGGACGGGACCGCTGCGGCTCCTGACTCTGCCGCCACTTTGACACCGTGAGCCATTTCCCCCGATTTTGAGGGGGCAAATCGATACCGTGGGTCGCTGTGCCGGTAGTGCGTCCATCCACGCAGAGGCCTGCGTCTCAGCCCCGCCTTTTGCTTCGGCTTGAGTGAGAATAGGGGCTGCTGGATAGTGGGATGAAGCGGATGTCCGTCCATCCTGACGGTTCGATGTAGATTTTGTAGAGTTCGGCAGAGAGCGGGCCGCCCTTCGCCAGCACCTCGTTGCAGATGATCGCGGCGTCGTCGCGATTGACATAGCCGATGTGCCACTCCTGGGCCCTTCGACGGAACCAACCCGCCACTTCGGATACGCCAATCACTTTGATAGCGTTTGCGTCGGCCTTATTGGTTGGCTCTCGTTCAAGTCTGACAGTGTAGTGCCACCCGTTGCGCTCTGCTTTGCGCACTGCGAGCAGGAAGTTGGCGGGGCCGCTGCCGCAGAAGTTTAGGCCGGCCACTAGGCAGGCAACTGGAAATATCTGCACCCAGTCGCCTGTGGGGCGATGTCGATCAACGCCCACCTGTTCGGTTGCCATGCCCGTCCTCGCCAAGTCATGAAGCTTTGGGGCCCGCCGGTTCTCGTGAACGTCTATGGCGCCACTCACCGACGCGAAAGCCGACATAGGCGCCAAACGCCAATCCGAATGCCCAACCCCACACGCCGAAGCCTTGGCCGCCACTTGCAACACCGAAGTTGCGGATGAAGAACGCACCGATCAATGCGCCCGCGATCGCGCCGGTGGCCGACCACGCAAGGCGAGGCCGAGACTGATAGAAATTGAACATGGCCGTGCTCCCAAACCCTAGGCACGAAGCCTTCGCCCAGGCGCAGGCAAAGGGCAAGAGTGCGGCAGAGGCTTACACAGAGGCTGCCGCAGGCCCGTTCCCCAGACATGGATCGTCACCGACGGTCGCGATATGCGGTGGTCAGCCGATCCGTCCACTCGGGGCGCACCGCCCGATGGCGAACTCTAGGCGCTTCTCCGGTGTGCCCTGATCGCGGGTCATCGTGTTTACGCTGTCGACACAGGTATCGAACTCGGTGCGCTTCACTTGGATGCTGAGCGCTACCAAGACCAAGCCAACCAGTATGGCGCCCGCGATCCACTCCGAGCCCCTGTAGTCCATGTCAGTCCTTCCCAATCCCCGCCACGAGAGCTTCGCCCAGCACCTGGCGAAGAGCAAGACGGCTGACGAGGCATATGCACTGGCAGGGTTCAAGCCCAACCGGGGCAACGCTGCCACGCTTAAAGCAAAGCAAAGCATTCAAGATCGCGTGGCCGAGCTGCAGGCGAGGGGCGCCAAGAAGGTCGAGGTGACCCTCGACACCCTCGCCGCTGAACTCGATGAGGCCCGCGATGTGGCCAAGGGCGAGAAGCAGTCGAGCGCCATGGTGCAGGCCACCATGGGCAAGGCGAAGCTCTTCGGGCTGATCGTCGAGAAGCACCGCCACTCCGGCACCGTGCAGGTGGTGACCCTATCCGCCAAGGATCTGGACGGGCTGACCGACGATGAACTTGCCGCTCTTGAAGCAGCCTACCCAGTTCTCGAAAAGCTCGGGCTGGTCGGAGGCGCTGGAAGCGCAGCGCCAGAAGAGGCGGGTTGAGTCCGAGAAGGGCGGATGGGAAGCAGAGCGCCAGCGCTGCGCCGATGGCGTCGAGGGGCTGCTCCACTGGTTCGACAACTACGTCTGGACCTATGACCCGCGCCTGGTAGGCAAGCCCGGCGGGCCGTTCGTCCGCTTCAAGCTCTGGCCGAAGCAGCGGGACTTCATCCGCTGGCTCGAGGAGCGATATCAGGCCGGCGAGGAAGGCCTCGGCGAGAAGAGCCGCGACGTCGGGGTGACCTACCTCTGCGCGGGGTTCGCTCTGCATCACTGGCAGTTCATCGACGGCTTCAAGGCCACATTCGGCTCCCGCAAGGTCGACTATGTGGACAAGAAGGACAACCCGGACAGCATCTTCGCGAAGCTCCGCATCATGCTGCGGCGCCAGCCGCCGGAGCTGCTGCCGAAGGGGTTCAATTGGACCCAGCACGACAACTACATGCGCATCGTCAGTCCGGAGACCGGATCGGTCATCTCGGGTGAGGGTGGCGAGGACATGGGCCGCGGTGGCCGATCGTCGGTCTACTTCGTCGACGAGGCGGCCTTCGTGCCCAACGCCGAGACGGTCGAGAAGGCGCTGTCGGGCAACACCGACTGCGTGATCTGGGTCTCGTCGGTCAATGGCATGGGCAACCTGTTCGCCCGCAAGCGCCACTCGATCCTGAAGCCGCGCCAGATCTTCCGCCTTCACTGGCGGGATGATCCGCGGAAAACCGAGGCATGGGCGCAGGCGAAGGAAGCCAGCTTCTCGGACCCGACCACGTGGGCCAGTGAGTACGATATTGACTACACGGCCTCGGTGGAGGGCATTTGCATCCCCGCCCTGTGGGTGGAGAGCGCCAAGCGCCTGCGGGCTCTGGAGCCTCGCCTGAAGCCGTCGAACGACGGTGTGGTAGGGCTGGACGTCGGTGCCGGCAAGGCAAAGTCGGTGGCGGTGCCTCGCCGTGGCGCGGTTGTCGAGAAGCCGCAGTCGCGCCGCGATCCAGACACTACCGAGACCGCATACTGGGGGCTGGGCATTGCCGCCGAGGCATCAGCGGACCGACTGAACTTCGACGCCCCTGGTGTGGGCGCAGGCGTCTCGTCGACGTTGATGCACAATCCGGCCGAGGGCTTGGTGGTGGTGCCGGTGAACACCGGCCTGCCGCCGCCTGAGGACCGCATCTGGCCCGACGGCCGCACATCCGAGGAGATGTTTGGCAACCTGAAGGCCGAGATCTGGTGGCTCTGCCGCACCGCACTGCAGAGGTCGCACGAGCACGTGCGGTTCCTCGAGGGCAAGGAAGGCGGCAAGGAGCACTCGGTCACTGACCTGCTGGCGCTGCCCAGCGGCGACAAGGAGAGCGACGAGCTCTGCCTGCAGCTGTCGCTGGTGAAGTGGGGTCGAAACGAGAAGGGCAAGATCGTCATCGAGCGCAAAGAGGCGCTCGCTAGGCGCGGGATCTCTTCGCCGGACTATGCCGATGCCCTGATGCTGACCTTCGTCGACCCGCCGGCCGCCCCTGCGGTGGCCATGTTCCTGACCTCGAGGCACCGATGAACGCGCTGACCGTGATGGCCAACGCCGCGATGCGGCGGCTCGACGTGATGTTTCCGGGCTTCTTCGCCCTGGCGAAGCACAACCACTATGCGGACTTCGGCTATCCGACCACGCTGTCATTCCAGCAACTCTATGACATGTACCTGCGCAACGGGATCGCGCATGCCGGGGTGGAAAAGACCATCCTGAAGACCTGGCAGGACATGCCCTTCCTCCTCGAAAAGGAGCGCGACGGGTCCGAGGGCGCGGAAACGAAAGAGACGAAGCTTGAGGGTGAGATCCGGCAGCGCTTCGATGATCTCAGAGTCTGGCAGCATCTCGCCGAGGCCGATCGCCGCTCGCTGGTCGGCGCCTACGCGGGCGTGATCCTGCGCTTTGCAGACAGTCGGCGCTTTCAGGAGCCCGTTCAGCGGGTGCCTGGCGGGCTGCTCGGTATCGTCGAGCTCATTCCCGCATGGGAGGGGCAGCTGACCGTGTCCGAATGGGACATGGACGAGTTGTCGGAGAATTACGGGCAGCCGAGGATGTTCGCCTTCAACGAGGCCAACGTGGCCACGGGGAAGACCAACCACCGGCAGTTCAACATCCACCCCGATCGAGTGATCGTCTGGTCCAAGGATGGCACGGTGCACGGCCGCTCGATGCTGGAGCCCGGTTACAACGACCTGATGACGCTGGAGAAGATCAGCGGCGCCGGTGGAGAGGGGTTCTGGAAGAACGCCAAGTCTGCCCCCGTGTTCGAGGTCGACAAAGAAGCCAAGATCGCCGAGATGGCCAAGGCCATGGGCATCCAGCCGAACGAACTCGCCGACAAGATGAATGAGCAGGTCGACGACTGGCAGAAGGGCTTCGACAAGCTGCTGATGGTGCAGGGCATGCAGGCGAAGACCCTCGGCGTCACGCTGCCCAGCCCGGAGCACTTCTTCGCCATCGCGCTGCAGTCATTCGCCGCCTCGATCCCCATCCCGCTCAAGATCCTCGTCGGGTCTCAGACAGGGGAGCGCGCCAGCACCGAGGACGCCGCGGAGTGGGCGCAGACCAACAATTCGCGCCGCAACAATGTTGTGGTGCCGAACATCACCACGTTCGTCCAGCGCCTTGAGCGCGTGGGCATCCTTCCGGCGAAAGACTGGTTCGTCGACTGGACCGACCTCACCGAGAGCTCGATGGCTGAGAAGGTCGATCGGGCGGTGAAGATGGCCGACACGAACCAGAAGATGAAGGACAGCGGCGAGATCGTGTTCACGCACGAAGAAATCCGCGCCGTTGTCGATCTCGAACCGCTGTCGCCCGCCGAAGCGGCGCTCGAGGATCGGTCCGAGGACGACGAAGAGGCCGCCCTTGCTACGACTTCTTCTCCGCCTCAGCCAGAAGCGTGAGTTCGCGCTTCCCGATGAGGCGACCTGAGGCGTCGCGGATATCCGAGACCCGCTCATCACTGTGCTCGAAGTCGTCGATCGCTTTCAAGCACTTGGTGGCGGTCTCGAACTCAGCGGTCTTGGGGTGAACCCCGGCGATGCGGTTGAGCGGCTGGTAGACGAACGAAAATGGCACTGACGTCCTCCTCGGGCGCGATCCTCTGAAAGGCAACCCTGATGTCCAAGACCGTCCGCGTCAATGTGCGCGCGGTCGCGAACGTGGCCGCCGTGCGCAAAGAGAAGCGCAACGGCCGCGACGTCGTGATCGTGCCGTCGGCGACCATGCCCGATGACATCATCATGAACGGGAGCCAGGGCAAGGTCCTGTATCCCGCTGATGAGATCGCCAAGTCGTTCAAGCAGCTCGAGCGCACGCCGGCGCCGCTCGGTCACCCGATGATCAACGGCAAGTTCGTGTCCGCGCGGGATCCCGAGGGCATCAACATCGGGCACATCGGTGCGTGGAACGAGAACGTCCGCCAGGAGGGCGGCCGCGTCCTGCTCGATAAGGTGATCGACGTCGAAGTGGCGAACCGCTCCGAGGGCGGCAAGGCCGTGCTGGCGGCGATCGACGCCGGCGGCCCCATCCACACTTCGACCGGCCTGTTGGCCCACCTTGAGGACGTCACCAACTCGACCAGCCATCAGCGCGTCGCCCGCGCAATGGTGTTCGATCATGACGCCATCCTCCTGAACGAGGAAGGCGCGGCCACGCCGGAGCAGGGCGTCGGCATGCTGGTCAACGCCCAGGGCGAGACCGAAGAAATCGAGGTCATCAACTCCTCGCTGGAGGGGATGGACCAGGAGATCGACTGGGCGGGCACCCGCCTCATCGAAGCTGTCAGGCGGAAGGCGGATGCGTCCAAGTGGCAGGAATTGAAGGACAGCATCCTGAAAGCGCTCGGACTGGATTTCACCGAGCGGGAACCAACCACCAATCGAAAGGAAGCACCCATGGAGACCATCTCCAAGGAGCAGTTCGATGCGCTTTCCAAGAAGGTCGACACCCTCTCGGAAGGCCTCGGCAGGATTGGCGATACCGTCGGTACCGCAGTCGCCAATGCCATGAAGCCCCTGGTCGATGCCCAGAACTCGGTCATCGCCAACCAGAAGGCCAAGGACGACGAGGAGCTGAAGGGTCTTCGCGAGAAGATCGTCAAGGCCAACCTCCTCGACGAGGCCTCGGCCGGCGAGCTGACGCTCAACGCCGCCCGGGCCCTCGCGAAGCAGGCGGAGCCCGGCAAGGCTGCCACGCTGAATGGTGCCTTCAAGGGCCCGACGCAGCCGGCGGCCTTCAAGCTCCCGAAGGCGGAGGCTTAAGCCCATGGCCCGCTTCAACAAGATCTTCCTTGGTCCCGTGACCAAGGTGAAGCCCGACGTCCGCGAGCTCATCGCGAACGCTGCGCTGAAGCCCGGCCGCCTGGCCGTCATCAGCTCGGGCAAGTGGGTGCTTGCCGGCGCCACCACCGTCGGCAAGGTCTGGATCGTCCAGGACAACTACCTCGCTCTGAAGAGCGTGGATGATGACTGGGCGGCCGACTCCACTGCGATCGGCATCGAGATGCAGGACGACGAGCTCTACGCCGCGCGCGTGGCGAACGGCGTCAACGTCTCGGCCATTGGCACCCCGCTGACCCCCGGCGCCAATGGCACGCTGGCCATTGCCTCCACCTCGGACCTCGTCGTCGCCTATGCCGACGAAGTCTACAACAACAACTCCGGCTCCGAGCAGCTCGTCCGTGTCCGCGCAGCGGGCTCGCAGAGCTACCTGTCGGCCGCGTCGTAAGGAGAAAGCGACATGCGCTATTTCGACGAACAGCTCGTCGCGAACTCCCGGCCGCATCAGGCCTGGTGGAACGAGCTCTCGGTGTCCCGCGAGTGGTGGCACCAGGTCGAGGAGCAGATGGCCTCGGTGGCAAACGCCGCTGCCATCCTGCCCCGCGATGCCTGGATGGACCTCGACGGCATTACCCGCCGGGTGATGCGCAACGACGAGGGCCAGGTCTACATGGCCGACCTGATGCCGCTGGCTAAGCCGGTGCATATCGGCAAGCTGGTGCACATGACCCGCGTCTCCGGCGATGCCGGTACCGTTGTCCGCTCGATGAGCGGTCAGGTGCCGGTTGGCCTCGACAAGGTCACCTATGACTATCGTGGCGTGCCGGTGCCGATCTTCGCGACCGCCTATGGCCGTGAATGGCGCGAGTGGAACACCCTGCAGTCCGAGAACTTCGATGCTCTCGCCGACGATCAGGAAGCCCACACCGCCAAGATCCGGCGCAACATGGCCCAGTACGCGCTCGACGGCGACGCCGGCATCGTGTTCCAGGGCTATGCCGCGTCCGGCATCCGCACCTCGTCGCTGTCCAAGGTCATCAACCTCGGCTCGGCCGGCGGCGGCGCCAACATCGATCTGACCGCTTCCGGCACGACCTCGGACGCGATCGACGCCTTCTTCACCCAGACCCTGGGTGCGATGCTCGACGCGAACCTGATCACCGGCAAGGTCAACATCTATGTCTCGCCGGAGATCGGACGGAACCTCGACCGCTCCTACTCGGGCTCCTCGGGCTTCAAGGGCGGCACTCTGCTGCAGTACCTGCTGACCAACCGTCGCATCAACAAGATCGCGGTGACCTATGAGCTGACGGGCAACGCGTTCTTCGGCTTCGTGCCGAACAGCGACTACATCCGCCCGCTCATCGGCATGGCGGTCAACACGACGGCGATGACCCGCCTCAACCCGACGGACAACTACCAGTTCCTCGTCATGGGCGCGCTGGGCATGGAGATCCGCGCCGACATCAACGGCAAGGCCGGCGTCTTCTACACCACCGACCTGGACTGATGGATCTCTGAGACGGACCGGCTTCGGCCGGCCCGTTCGGTGAGACCGTCCCCCAACCATAGGAGCGCCTGATGCGCATCAAGATCACGAAGCCCGGCATCTACAATGCCAAGGGCGAGGAAATCCGTGTCGGTACCGAACTCGATGTGAAGGGCGAGCCGACGGGCTGGGCCGGCCGCTACGAGGTGATCAGCGGCTCGACCGACGACAAGGAGCCCATCACCGCCGAGCGCGACGAGCTGAAGAAGCAGGCCAACGAGCTCGGGATCGAGTTCCCCCGGAACATCACGACCGAAAAGCTCAAGGAGCTGATCGACGCGAAGCTGGCCGCCTGACGATGTACGGCTCGCTGGCAGGCTGGCGCGCATACGCCGCGGCGCGGGGCGATAACGCTCCCACTGCGGCAAACGACGGGACGGCCACGGCCGCGCTCGTTCGTGGCTCTGACATGATCCGGTTGCGGTATGTCGCCAACCTGCTGCCGGGCTACGGCGTAGATTTCGTTCCCGCGGGCTCCGACCTCCCGCTGGTAGAGGAGGGGGCATACATCGCGGCCTCGCTCGAGCTCGCTAACCCCGGCTTCTTCTCGAAGACTTACACGGCTGCCGAGCAGAAGGTTCTGACCGAGGTGAAGGGCATCAAGTGGACGGTCACCGGGGAGGCCGCCGGCACCTACTCCGCCATGCCGGTAAGCACGCTCATCGAGGCGCTGTTCGCGCCGTACATCTTCGACCGCGACGCTGCCGGCTTCATGTTCCAGGCGCTCGGCTCAAATGCCTGAGGACTGGAACGCCATCGCGGCCGAGGTTGACGCCGCGCTGAAGTCGGTCGCCGACGTCAGCCAGACAGGCGGGTATCCGGCCACGCTGCAGATGCCGCCTTCGGGCGGTCCGGCCAACCCATGGGATCCGCCGGCAGGGTCACCGACCTATGCCACCGTCTTCGTGGTCGAGGGCGTTCGTGAGATCCGGGATGCTGCCGGCACGACCGTGTTGCAGACACAGCGCACGCTGCTAGTGAGCGCCATCGGCGCCGTGCCTGCCAAGGGTCAGCAGATCGCTGTGGGCGTGGCCGAGGCGGACGTCATCGAGTCCACGGTCTGGAACGAGATAGCCGAGGTGCGTCCGGTCAGCCCGGCCGGGACAGTTGTGCTTTACGAGGTCGCCTTGGTCGTCTAGTTGAGGGAAGCCGGTGGACCAGCGGCCTCTGTAAGGCGTGCTAGTCGATTTGCGCGTTTTCCGCGCATTTTCGCCAGGAAGCGTCGGATTTCATCGAAGGTCGTCTTAGTCTCGAGCAACCGCTTGAACAATTCGATTGCTCTCGGCTCACTATCAATATCGACAAGCACGGCAACGAGATAGTTGGTTAAGACGGCACCGGAGTGCCCCGCCGAAAGGCCGTCGCGGTGTGAAGCGCAACAGGCTTCGAGCAAGTTAAGAATGTCGGCGAACGAGCTTTCCTGGTCTTTGGCAGTTTGAGCCTCACCGAACGCGCGCCACGCTTCAGAAAACGCGCTCGTCGCCGACAGCATCATTGACGCGGCGGTAGCGCGCCTGGCCAGGCTAGTCTGGTATGCCGAATAGAGTACCGCCGCGACCGCCAGCGGTAGCGATACAGCGGTGGCAATCCATGAAACCTCTTCGAGTGTCACGGTTCTTTGGGTTTCTCATCGGCTGGGCGCTTAGCGCTATCGTCCCCTCCGACGATGATGCGTCCCAATCGGTCGCGATTGTGTCCCGTAGTCTGCTCTCTAATTTCCAAGAGCTCTTTCAGCTTTTTGTCATCCATCGGCGCACCCCCCGTTTCTTACTGTCCGATCACCAAAGTTGCGCCAAATGTAGACTGGAATCAACATGCTCAAGCGCCTTTCCCAGCACGAGCGCCTGGTGCTGCTGATCGCCGAGTTCGAGCCGAAATTCCGAGAGGCGTTCTTCGCTGTCATTGCAGAGATCAAGTCGTCGATCACTCTGCGGGTGCTGGTCGAGCGGCTCGAGCGGAATGACATCCTCGGCGCTGTAGATGCCCTGCAGATCGAGCCCGAGGCCTTCGCCAGGGTCGAGGTCGCCATTGCCGAGGCCTACAACGGCGGCGGCATGGCGATGGCCGAAAGCCTGCTGCTGCGCGACCCACAGGGGCACCGCATCGCCTTTCGCTTCGGGGTGCGCAATCCAGAGGCCGAGGCGTGGCTCAGAACCCACTCCGCGGCTCTAGTGACGCATATCGTCGAGGATCAACGGGACGGTATCCGCCAGGCGCTGGCCGAGGGATTGGCGCAGGGCAACAACCCGCGCGTGACCGCCCTCGGTGTGGTGGGACGGATCAACCGAGTCAGCGGCAAGCGGGAAGGCGGGATCATCGGCCTCACCTCGCCGCAGGAACGGTTCGTTGCCGCCGCTCGTGCCGAGCTGCTCTCGGGCGATCCGGCGCAGCTCCGCAACTACCTGACCCGAGAGCGTCGCGACAAGCGGTTCGACGGGGCCGTAAGGCGCGCCATTTCATCAGAGAAGCCCGTGGGCGGGCAAACGGTGGTCCGGATGGTCGGCAGGTACGCCGACCGTCTCCTGGCCCTCAGGGGCGAGCTGCTGGCGAGGACCGAGACGATGTTCGCTTTAGGGCAGAGCAGGGACGATGCGATGCGGCAGGCAATCCGGGCCGGCAAGGTTTCGGCGGACCTGGTGACCAAGCACTGGCGCTCGGCCGGCGATAGCCGGGTGCGGCATACCCATCGAGTCCTCAACGGCAACTCGGTCGGTTTCTATGAGGCCTTCCAGTCGCCCTCTGGCGTGCAGTTGCGCTTCCCCGGTGATCCTCAGGCGCCGATCTCGGAGACCAGCGGCTGCCGGTGCAGCGTCGAGTACAAGGTCGACTACGCCGGGCAACTGCTCCGGCGCCTGGCCGCATGACCAGCTTCTCAGCCGTGGTCGGCGAATGGGCTCATGATGTTCAAGGCGCCCTCGAAGCCGTCTTCAAGGTATCCGTTCAAGAGCTTGTCTCGCAACTGAATTCGTTGGTGCCGGTGGATACCGGCTTCCTCCGGGCATCGTTGCGGGCTTCCACCTCGGCGATGCCGGTCCTGAGCCTCGATAACCCTGGCGGAGCGCACTCGCCGGACGCCGGCACCATCGAACTGGTGATCGTAGGCGCCGACCTCGGGGACACGATCTATCTCGGTTACACGGCCAAGTATGGCGCGCATGTCCACTACGGGGCGAACGGCCGCCCCGGGCGCCCATGGGTCGACATGGTGGCGCAGCGCTGGGCCTCGATCGTGGCGGCTAAGTCGGCAGAGGTGAAGGGCAGGCTGGGGCTTTAGCGGCAGTCGAAGCGGCCGTCGACCGCGTTGCTCTTGATGTTCTGGTTGTAGAACCGCCCCTTGGAGTCCGCACCGAGCCAGGCGGCGACGGTGCCCGGGTCGACGTTGCAGTATTGGTAGAAGGTCTCTCTCAGCAGCACGATGACACGGCTCTCCGCGGCATCGTAGCAGATGCGATGAACGAAGCTCGAAACGGTCTCAGTGCAACGGAATTGCTGGAGATCGACACTCCCGATGAACTTGGCGTCGACGCTCCTCGCGATTGCGGGTGACGCGAGCATGACAATAGCGGCGGCGACAAGTCGTCTGAACATCTGAGAGCCCTCGGCGGGCGGAGTTATCAGAATGGCCACCACGGCGGAAGTAGCCATCATGGAGGCGCTGTTCGGGCACCTCGCAACGCTCGCTCTGGTCCCGGTCCATACGATCGCCTGGCCGAACGTGCCGTTCACGCCGCCCGGCAACCAGCGCTATCTGCGGGTGCAGTTCGTGCCGAATGTGGCCAACCGGCTGTTGATCTCGAGCGATGGTCCGCACCAGTTGCTCGGGCTGCTGCAAGTCTCGATCTACGACACGAAGGGGCAGGGCGAGGGACGGGCGCGAGAGACGGCCGGCCTGGTGGCCGCGCATTTCCCCCCCGACTTCAAGATCCACAACGCACCGGTGACGGTGCGCATCACGAAACGCCCGGACGTGGCTGACTTGATCGTCGAGGACGCCGCTATCCAGATCCCGGTGATGATCAGTTGGGAGTGCTGGGCCTAGTGGAGCGTAACGCCTTCAGGTCTCTTTGAAGCTTCCAGCCGGATCAGCTCAACAACCACGTCCAGCGGTTCGATGCCGAGCTGTTCGGCCAACTCCTCGATTTTCTTCATCGTCTCCTGGTGGATGATCGCGACCAGGCGTGTGTCGTCGCCATCAGGCGGGGTTTTCTGGGACATGGCGCGGGCCTTTGTTCAACTGCAACGAACGTTCAACCTGCTCAACGGGTTGGCGTTCCCAAACTCATGGAGGCCCACATGGGCACGCTCTACCCGGTCGCGGGCTGCAAGTACTATATCGGGCCAGCCATCGAGCTTCCCGACGACGACATCACCGAGGCCACATTCACGGGCATCGCGTGGACGCAGGTCAAAAGCTGGCTCGAGGCGGGTAACCTCGGCGACGCCGCGGCGCTGATCACCACCCCGGTGATCGATCGCAGTCGCGACATCAAGCAGAAGGGCACGCGCAACGCTCCCTCCCGCCAGGACAACTTCGGCGTCGTTCCCAGCGACCCGGGCCAGATGGCCATGATCGCTGCCGAGCAGACGGACTACAACTACCCGATCCGCTGCGTGCTCAATGATGAGCCGGTAGTCCGCACCTTCGCGGTGACGATCTCCAATGCGTCTCCGGCCGTGGTGACCAAGGTCGACCACGGGCTCCCCGTCAACACGGCCGTGAAGTTCGCTACGATGGGCTCACTCCCTACCGGACTGACGGCGGGCACTACCTATTACGTGAAGACGGCGGACGACGACACGTTCACCCTGTCGGCGACGCCAGGCGGCACGGCGATCAACACCTCCGGCGCCGGCTCGGGCACCCATACGGCAACCACTGTGCCGTCGCCCTCCGAACGGCTGTTCATCGGCCTGGTCACTGCGGCGACCGAGGCCTTCGGCGGGCCGAACAACGTCCGTCAGCTTCAGTGCACCGTCGAGGTCAACACCAACACCGTTCGCCTTCCGGCGCTCGGGTAAGGAGCAACCATGTCAAACCCCACTCTCGGCGCCGGAAACGTCACCATCACCCTGTCGGGGGAAGAGGTCGTCCTGCGTCCCAACCTCCGGGCAGCGCAGACCATCTCCCGACAGGCAGGCGGCATCGTCGCCGCCATCCAGGCGGTTGGGAAGTTCGACTTCGATGTGATCGCCGGCGTCGTTGCTCTGGGGCTCGGCAAGACCCGGAACGAGGATATCCAACTCGTTGCAGAGCAGGTCTACGAGACCGGTCTGACCGACCTGGTGCCACCGGTGACCACGTACCTCACCAACCTCGCGAACGGCGGGCGGCCGGCGGCCGGTGACAAAAACCCTCAGTAGGCGGTCCGCTCATTGAGTTGACCGACTACTACGACGAGCTCGCCGAGGTCGCTCTCGGCTGGCTCGGGTGGACTGAGGCCGAGGCCTTAGCTGCCGACGTCAATGCCATTGTCGTGGCCCACCGGGGCAGGGTGGCCATGCTCGGCGCCGTCTTCGGCAGCAGCGACGGCGCCACCCAATCCGATCAGCATGTTCGATCCGAACGAGAGATGACCCCCGCGCTCTATGACGCGGTCTTCGGGTAGCGGGAGCATTCATGACCACTGCTCATCTCGGGTTGGCAGTCGACTCCAGTCCTGTCGTTGCCGCTACGCCGGCTCTGCAGAAGATGACCGCGGCGGCAAATGCCGCCGAGGGGGCCGCTGAGAAGCTGACCCGCTCGACGGGCGGTACCTCCGCGACCATGCAGAAGATGGTCGTCGTGCTCGAGAGCCTTGAGCGCGATCTGACCGTGCTCACACACCACGTCGTGAGTGCGGAGAAGGCATTTGACGGTCTCGGTGGCGCTGCGTCGCGCTCCTCGTCCCTGATGAACAACGCTCTGATGATGCGCCGGAACCTCATGTTCCAAATGGCCGACATCGGTCAGGGCGTGCCGCTGCTCTTCCAGTCGCCCGGCTATGGCTTGATCAACCTCGCCAACCAGATGACGCAGGTGGGGCAGGCTTACTACGGCAATGGTGGCATGGGCGCCGCCTTGAAGGATATGGGCGGCATGCTTGGTGGCGCCGCTTCCCGCCTTGCCCCAGTCGCCGCAGTTGTCGCGGTGCTGACCACAGGCTTCGCGGCGATGACCACCGAAATCAACCGCACCGCTGAGCAGCAGGTTCAGCTCGGCGACGTGCTGCTCGCGACGTGGCAGCTTGGCGCTCGGGCGATCACTGGTGCCATGGAGCCCGTTGTCAGTTGGCTCGGGAACCTTTGGGACCAGATCTCGCCCGGCATCAACTTCGCGATGAACGCCCTCATCGGGGCGTTCGACCTCGGCTTCCGTAACGTCGGGACGATCTGGAGCATGCTGCCCAATGCCCTCGGTGATGTCGCCTTCCAGGCCGCGCAGGGGACGATCTCGGGTATCGAGTATCTGATCAACGAGTCCCTGAAGCTCCTGAACAGCTTCATCGTCGAGGCGAACAAGCTGCTCCCCGAGGGCTTCAAGATTGGAGAACTCGGCAAGGTAGACCTCGGCGATCTGAAGAACCCGTTTGCCGGCAAGGACAAGGGTCTTTCCGACCAACTGGGGCAGAACGCTGCCGACGTGCGGTCAAAGACCATGGCGGGCGGCTACACCGCCGATATCGGCGCGCAGGCGCAGAAGAACGCCCGGGCTCGCGAGCTCGAGGAGATCGGCGAGGCCGCAACCAAGGCCGCCGAGGGCCTGAACGTCTTCGATCAGATGATGCGCGATGTTCAGCCTCTCCTTGAGGGGGCGAACGATCCGCTCGTCGAACTGCAGTCCAACATGGACAAGCTCGGGGCGCTGCTCGCCGCTGGTGAGATCAGCTGGGCGCAGTACGGCGAGGCCGCCTCCCGGGCCAGCATGAACGCGGCCGCGGGCATCTTCGACTCCGTCAGCCAGATCACCGGCGTGCTGGCGGGGGCGTTCGAGGACAACAAGGCCATCCAGGCGGCAAATATCGTCGTCGATACTGCCGCTGGCGTGATGAAGGCGTGGAGCCAGGGCGGCATGTTCGCTGCTCCCATGGCGCTGGCCATTGGTGCGGCTGGCGCCGTTCAGTTGGCGAGCGTCCTGAGCGCTAAGCCGGGTTCGGCGCGCGTCGCAGGCTCGTCCGGTGGCGGGGGTGCAGCTGCGCAACCTGCAGCTCCCGTGGCGCCTGCAGCGGTCAACGACACATCGACCAGCATCATCGTTTACGGAGACTCGATCGGCCGCCGCTGCATTGAGGGACTGATCAAGCGGATCAACGACCTTCAGCGGGACGGTGGGGGCAAGCTCAACCTGGAGTTCCGCTGATGGCCGGCGTCATTGTTGCGAGCGGCGCCTATGCGCTCTCGCCGGCAGAGCAGGTGTCGGCGAAGCGTCCGATCATCGGGTGGAAAAACTATCTCACCGCAGAGAACGTCACCGCGACGTCGGAGACAACCGAGGATCCCGCGACCAATCTGGGAAATCCTTCGACCAGCTGGCGATGGACGAGCGCGGTCACCACCCTGCAGTACCTGACCTCGCTGTTCGGCCAGGTGCGGGACGTTGATTGGGCGGGGGTGTGCCGCCACAACTGGGCATCGGCCATTATCGAGACCACTCTGCAAGGGCTTCCTCCCGGCGGCGATGCCAACGACAACGCCGACTGGGTCGACCTCATTGAGACGCACCTCCTAAACGACGACGGCGTCCGCATGTGGCGCTTCACCAAGACACAGTTGATCGGGTTCCGGTGGAAGCTCGATCCCTTCTCGACCGCGCCCTACGCGGCCGTCGCGCGCTGTGGCGAACTCACGGTGCTTCAGGGCATCCCTCCGGAGCACACGCCCATCAAGTTCGGGGACGAGACCGAACAGCGGGATGTCGGCAATCAGGGTGGTGACCATCTGGGGATCGCCATCATCAGCCGTGCCCGCTCTGGGAACATCGTTCAGCAGAACGTCCGCGGGGACTGGTACCGGAGCACTCTAGAGGAGTTCCGCCGTGGCTTCCGCGACGGCGACACCTTCTTCTTCTCCTGGTCTCCCCAACGGTACCCCGACGAGGTCGGCTATTGCTGGCGCGGCGGCGATGCCACGCCGCGGATCGTGCAGACCACCGGCCAGGTCAACATCACCTTTCCGATCAAAGCAGTTGCGCTCTGATGGCTGACTTTCCCGTCACCTACCTTGAGATCGATCTGCCGCGGTGCACCCGCACCTTCGGCGTTGCGCCGTGCGCGGCCACACTGAGCGGACCGAACCCGACGGGCACGATCAAGTGCTTCAACACGCTCGGCACGTGCCAGGACACTGCAAACTTCGCCTCGAGCGTCGTCACGCTGCGTTTCACCAAGGCAACCGAGACTCGCGCCCTCGACATTGCGGCGCTGCCCTACCTGCAGACCGTAGAATACTCGCCGGCCGTCATTCCTCTGGGTGAGCCGAGCCTCGGTCAGCGGCCCTCTATCGAAGCGCACCTCGTCAACGAGGCGTGGCCGGACACCGGGCCGCTGGGGGACAAGTACCGGTCGGAGCGACCGTGGGACGCCTGGCAACAGGGGACCTTCGCCGGAAAGCTGCTAGCCCGCTACAAGTCATTGCGCGGCTTCGCCATGCGCCTCATCAGCGGGCAGGCAGATCAGGCCCTCGAGGACATGGAGGTTCGGCACTTCGTCGTCGAAAGCCATGAACCGCCGACCCTCGAGGGCAATTGGTCTGTCATCGGCAAGGATCCGCTGAAGCTGGCCGACGCCGATCGGGCGCAGGCGCCGAAGTTCACGCCGGGCAAGCTCGTCGCCGACATCCTCGCTGCCGCCGGTACAGCAACGCTTGCCCCTGCCGGCGTCGGCAACGAGCACTATCCCGCGTCGGGCTGGATCAATATCGGCGGCGACGAGATCGTCGCGTTCACCCGCTCGGGCGACACGCTGACCCTGACGCAGCGAGGCGCGTTCGAGACCGAGGCTCAGGACCACAGAGCCGGCGCCCGGTGCCAGCTGTGCCTCTACTTCGACTCGGTCGACCCTGCAGAGGTGCTGCAGACCCTGTTCGTCGATTATGCCGGCATCCCGTCTGGCTACATCCCGATCGCGGACTGGCTTGCCGAAACCGATGCCTACTGGGGGCGGGTGGTCGACCGGTTGATCCCGGAACCGACGGCGGTCAACCGACTGTCAGGCGAGATCATCGAGCAGTGTGGGCTCGCGGGCCCGTGGTGGGACGAGCTCGAGGGGAATTTGCGTCTGCAGGTACTGCGGAACATCGCAACGGACGCGCAGCGCTTCGACACGCTGGTGAACGTCGTCGAGGGATCGGTCGCAGTCGAGCCGCGCCCGGAGCGTCGTCTCAGCCGCGTGCAGGTCTATTTCGGCCTCAAGAACCCGCTCCTCGATACCGAGGACTCGAATAGTTATCTCTCCTCGGTCGAGATTGAGGACGCCGACGCCGAAGAGCTGTACGGGGGCCCTGCTATCAAGCAGGTCTTCTCCCCATGGATTGCCACCGGCGGCGAGGCGACAGCGCTGAAGTGCGCGGCCAAATTGCTGGGCAGGTATGTGCACCCGCCGCGCCATGTCAGCTATGCCACCTACCGTTGGCTGGGTCCGAAGCCGACGTTGGGGCAGGGCGCACAGCTGATCGCGCACATGGAGGATGCTCCCGGTGCCCGGGAGGTCGTGCCGATCCAGAACAACCGCGTCTCGTTCGATGATGCGGTCTTCATGGTCGAAGCCGACGAGATGAGCTTCGAGCCGAAGTATGACACCGGCGGCGAAGACATCCCGACGGTTACCTACTCGGCCAACCAGAACAACCGAAACCTCAAGGACGACTTCGAGAACCTGTATCCGCTGGCCACGCATGGCGACACGGTCAATTTCATCGTCAATGCCGGGGTGATCATCGGCTCGACCTCGACGTCGGTGGCGGCGATGATCGTGGGGAACTGGCCGACGCTGTCGATCACCGGCAACCGCACCAGCGGCAGCCCGACCCTGACCGGCATCGCCGACACCACAGGGCTCGCCATTGGGCAGCGGGTGTTCGGCACCGGCATCCCGGCCGGCGCCAAGATCCTGTCGATCGTGCCGAACACCTCGATCACGCTCACGGCCAACGCCTCTTCAGGCACGAACACCAGTACCGCTCTGACCATCCATAGCGTCATCATCAACTTGGCGTTGCGCGGCCGCATACAGGGCAAGGGCGGCAACGGCGGGCAGGGTGCCGACACGTTTGATGCCGGCGACGACGGCTTGCCTGGCGGCATGGGCGGGCCGGCGTTCCTGGCCACTTACAGCATCAACGTCGATCTCTCCACGGGCGATGCAGAGATCTGGGGCGGTGGTGGCGGCGGTGGCGGCGCCGCGGTTGGGTATTCGAACTTCGGCAATGGTGGTGGTGGCGGTGCCGGTAGCAATCCCGGCAGTGGCGGTCCAATCGGAAACACAGGCGGCGTTCCAGCCAGCCCAGGCAGCCCTGGCACCAGCGAGGCCGGGGGGCAAGGCGGCCATGCTGACTATGGTGGTATCGGCGAAGAAATCTGGGACGGCGGCGATGGTGGTGGGCCCGGATTGGTGGGCGCAACAGGTGGCGGCTATGGCGGCGGTCGTGATGGCGGCGCCGGTGGCGCGGCTGGCGGCGCAATCAGCGGCGTGAGCTTCGTCGACAAGACGGGCTCGGGAGATATCCGCGGAACGGAGACGGGATGATGCACCTCGTCATCTGGAGCTCGTTTCGCTCTGGCTCGCATATGCTCCGGTCGATGCTGGCCGGCGATCCGCGCTTGGTGGATAGCGGCGAGTACATGGAACAGCCGGGGCGGTTGCGCGCCTTTCTCGACCAGCAGGCCGTGGCGAACCCCGGCAAGGTGGTGCTGAGCAATCCCAAATGGGGGTTCGGTGCCCTGCCGGTCTCCCCGCGCACCCGGGTGCTGCAGGATGCCGGCGCCAGGGTATTGCTGCTGCATCGCCGCGACCTGCTGGCGCAACAGGCGTCGTGGGCGCTGGCGACCAAAACCGGCGCCTTCCGCGGTACGGTGGCGCCGGCTGGCACCCCTGTGACGCTCGACCCCGACCGCGCCGGCCGCGCGATGTTCAACCATGCGCTGCAGCTCGAGCAACTGCGCATCGCGCTCGCCGACTTGCCGCACGTCGAGCTCGCCTATGAGGATATCAGCCGCGCCAGCGTCTCGGCAGCGCTCTCGGCTCTCGGTCTCGACCTGATGGTCACCGAACCGACCACCCAGAAGAGCGCCCCGCGCCTTGCCGACTTTGTGACCAACCTCTCGGAGCTGATCTGATGGTGCTTGCACGCTTCGAACGCGACTTCACTGACGACGCCGGCAATCTGTTGACCGGGAACATCTCGGTCGAGGTGCGCCGGGAAACCGGTGGCCTGGTGCCCGTCTATTCGGATAGGGCCGGAGCCAGCGCGCTGGGCAACCCGTTCGTGAACTCGGGCGGGTCGGTCGCCTTCCACTGCGTCGGTGGGGCCTACAAGATCACGGTCACGCAGGGCGGCTTCGAGCGAATCCTCCGGTACGTGGGCATCGGCACGAAGCAGGAGCAGGACACAGGGCAGGACTTCGCGGGCTACGGCATGCAGTGGGAGAGCGGCACCACGGCGCCGCCCTCGGCCGGCTGCGTGCGGGCCAACAATGCCGATCTCTCACTGGCGACGAAACTCTATGTCTCCGAAGTGACCCTTGCCGGCTCTGACATCGCTGCTCGCCTGCAGGAGATGGATTCAACCGGCAAGAGCCAGCAGAACGGCATCATCCTGACGCAGCAGCCTGCTGGCGACACTGTGAGCTGGAAGGTCTCCACCGTCGTCGATCAGTCCGGTTACAAGGAAATCAACGTCAACACCCACGCCGGCGAGACGACGCTGAATGTCGCCTCGATCAGCCTGCTACGCAGCACCACCGGCGGCGATGGCGTCGACGGCGCCAGCATGCTGACCCGGGTTCGGGTGGTCGACACGACCGACAGTGATCCGGCCACCTCTGGATACAGCAATGGTTCGTCGGTGGACGCGGTCTCCCTGGTTACCGGCGATCTCGTATTGCGAGCGGCCGCGGGGCATCCGGAGCGGAATGGCGTATGGCTTGCTCCTGCAACGGGTGGGGCATCCCGCGACACTTCATTCGACACCTACAATGAGCACCCGGGCGCCTACTTCTCGGTGATGGAGGGGACGGCGAAGGCCGACACGCTCTGGCGCTGCACGTCCAACAAGGGCGGCACGCTGGGGGTGACGGCTATCACGTTGACTGAGTTCACGGGAGGACTGAGCGGCCTTGGCTCCGCTGATAACACCGTGCCCCGTACCGACGGAACCGGTGGCGCCGCCCTGCAGCCGTCTGCGCTGGTGGTCGATGACAACGCTGACGCTTCCGGCCTTCGGAACGTTGAGCAAATCAGCACCGACGCGGGCGCGACGGAGGGACCGACACTCAGTCTCTACCGAAACAGCGCCTCACCCGCCGCGGCGGACGGGATGGGCGAACTGCAGTTCAATGGCAAGGATTCAGGGGGCAACAAGACCCTGTATGCGCTGCTCCGCAGCATTCTCGATGATCCGGCCAACGGTAGCGAGGACGCATCGGTCAGTTTACGTGCCCTTGTCGCCGGCTCCATGGTTGAGCACCTCCTCATCGGTGGCGGTGTCGTTGGCGTTCCGAGGGGGCAACTGAAGTTCCCGTCGACGGCCGTTCCCTCGTCAGACGCAAACACGCTTGACGACTACGAAGAGGGCGCGTGGACACCCGGCCTTGCCTTTGGTGGGTCGGCCACAGGCGTGACGTTCGCATCTCGAGGCGGTACCTACATAAAGATCGGCCGCATCGTGATGGTGCAATTCAACTTCACGCTCAGCAACAATGGATCTGGAGCGGGGGGCGCGTCACTCACTGGGTTACCTTTTACCAGCGAGGGAGCCTCGTTTGGTCAGATGCAGGTATCGCAATGGAGTGCGCTATCAGGCGTCGTCGGCAACCCAACGCTGACCGTGTCCCCATCTACGACCGAAGCCGTCATCAATATGTCGGGCGCAACTGCATCGGTCCAGATGACCGATACGAACATTCCTAATACGGGCGTGATGATCGGCGGCGGAGCCTACTTCGCCGCCGCCTAGGAACGTTGCTCCCTCATTTCGCATCCCAACGTCGGAAGGGCCAACAGAGGTCCTCCGACTGTCATCCCCCCCCCCGTGCGCTCGCCTGAGACGCGCCATGCGACCAAGCAAAGGTGTAGCGAGAAATGACCATCCCCGACATCGGCGTCAGTCCGATCGATCACGGCGCCTGCGGCGATGGCATCGCAGATGACAAGGCGGCGCTCGATGCGGCCTTTTCAGCGGCCACGGCGTGCGGCGCGCCTCTGTTTCTGCCGGGCGGCAAGCGCTTCAAGGCCGTCTTATCGGAGCCATGGGTGTGGGACTTCGACCCGGTCAAGTATGACGGCCTCAAGATTACCGGGCAGGGCAAGCGGCAGAGCATCATCCAGCTCGCGCCCACCTTCTCGGGTGGCCCCGGCGTGAAGGCGTGGCAGTGGCGAGCGTCATCTGACTGGTACTATCTCGACGCGTCTGACTTCTGCGTCGAGACGACCTTCGACGGTGTCGCGCTCACTATCGGGCACGACGATTTCCGCGATCCCATGAACTTCTTCACGGCTCGCAATCTGATGGTTTTCAACCCCAAGGTGGGCTGGAACACTGAAGCGCTCCGACTGAACTATCTGGTCAACGGGCATCTGGATAACTGCCAGGCGAACTGTTTCGCAAACGGGCAGGGAGCAAACTACGGGACCGCGCTACACCACAGGCAGGCACGGTTCGTGCTCCACTCGAACCCGTCGTATGGCAACGCGTCGCATGCGGTGCTGTTCGACGGCGGATTCAACGTCGACATCGAGTTCGACGTGGGTGACTACGAAAACGCAAATTACCTCTGGTGCGTCAACAGTGCGACCAGCGGAAACATCCGGGTGCGGGGCGGCCAGCATTCTCTCTGGCAAATGCACGGCGTCTATGCGCCACAGAGCATGGCCAAAGCGATCGTGTTTGAAAGCCCCAACATCGCGAACGCCGCAGGGCTGCCGGCAGTATTCTCGCACCCCTCAAATGGGTCACGGGTCAGGATCAAGGATCTTTGGGCCTGACCATTGGCCATCGTCCTCGGAAAGCAAAACCCCGCCGCGGGTGTGACGCGACGGGGTTCTCTCTCTCTAGGTAGGCACTAGGAGCTTAGAAGTTCCAGTGCAGACCGGCCTGAATCGTGTGAGTCGTCAGGCTGACTTCCGGAACGGTCGCCGGCGAGGGGTTGTAGACCTCGCTGCCGTAGTCGCTATAGCGATAGAGCAGGTCGATCGACAGATCCTCGGACACGGCGAACTCGACGCCGGCGCCGACGGTCCAGCCGATATGGGTGTTGTCAAACTCGCTCGCGAAGCCAACGGTCTCGCGATTCGAGTGAGCAACGGCCAAACCAGCAGTAAGGTACGGCAGGAAGGCGCCACCGTCGAAGCCGACGCGGCCACGCAGAGAAGCCATCCAGTCGATATCCTGGGAAACTTCATCGAAGTTGATCGGCGGGTCCTCGTTGGTGCCGCTCAGATTCGACCAGGCGACGTCGCCAACGATACCGAGCACGATGCCGGAGCCAACGGTGGCATTGAAGCCCGCGTCGAGGCCCAGGATCCAGCCGCTAAGGTCGACGTCGTTACCAACGCCGCCGCCGGCCGGCTCGTGGTCCGCGAGACCCCAGCCTGCGCCGATGAAACCGCCGATGAACGCGCCGTCCCAGCTGCCGCCGACATCGACAACGCCAACTTCAGCCGGCTCTTCGATGATCAGGTCAGCCGCGAAGCCAGTGGAAGCGAAGCCGAGGACGGCGACGCCAGTGAGTAGTGAAAGGGTGAACTTCTTCATAAAGGTGCCTCCAGAGATACCTGCCGCTAAATAAGGCACACCGCTTCCCTCTAATCGACTCATTTTTGCCACGGAACAGCAGTGTTTCCACCGAGTGTTGCGGCGGGGTCACAGCATTTTCTAAGTAGTTCGACGTGTCCCTCGGCCCCAAACGCCTGCCTTGGCTGACATTTTGGCTAGGACCGGAGAAAGCCCCAGTTTCGCCCCTTTTGAACCGCGATGACGGCTTTCGGGGTGGTGTTGAACCGTTCCGCGAGCGCGTCGGGGGGCATGCGCTGCGGATTGATTCGGATGTGCTCGATGGCTGCAGCCGACAACATCGGCCGGCTCGCACGGGCTTTGCTGTGGCGCGAGCACCGCCCGGACCTCGTGGCGACCTTGCCGCAGCCCAACTCGGAGCAGGGGCCATGGAACGACCTCGGCCCTCGGGGCCGAGGGTACTTCGGTTGCTTTGGCTTCAAGGGCCTTGTGGCGGTTGGATCGCCATACTTGAGCCAGGCCCAGTAATGCGTCTGGCAGAGGCCTCGGGTCATCGCGGATATGGAACAGCCATCGACCGAGCAGTGGCCGTCGTTGACCTTAACCTTGACCGGGACGTGGTTCGGATCGCCGTAGCTGCGCAAGCGCTGGTAGTGTTTGTCGCAGAGGCCCTTCTGCCGCGCGAGCGCGGCGCAGCCATCTGCCTTGCACTTAGTGGTCTTCATCAGGACGGACTGGTAGTCGGTCCGGCCATGATCGCGCTGCATATCGTAGTGGGGCTTGCACAGCCCCTTCGCCACGGCTGAGCGGCCGCAGCCGTCGACTGAGCAGACCTTGCCCTTGTTTTGCTGTCGAGCGTCCATGCGACCTCGTCAATCCATGGCGCACTCGTAGCGCATCTGCCTTGACCTCGTGAAGAGCAGCGAGATCAGGTGATGATGTCGGTGATCCAGACCGCGGCCCAGACGCAGCCTACGAGCATCAGCGACAGCCCCAGCCAAGCGGCGAGCATCCACCAGACGCCGTGGCGTCCCCAGAGCATGTGAGCCCTTTTGCCGCCATCGGCCGGAATACCGGACGATCTCGGGGCGGCAAGTGACTAAGCGCCCAATCCCACGACAACACCAGAGGTATTTCGATGAACCCCAACGTCCCCCGCGGGGCGGCGATGCTGCTCGACTTCATTTATCGTACCGAAACCGGCAAGGGTCCCCCCGATTGCTACGGCGTGGTCTACGGCCACAACCAAGGCAAGCTGGCGAAGCCGCTCATCAGCATGACGCTGGATGAGGTAGAGGCCGACGGCCCACGTCGCACCAAGGCCTACGGCTCCTCGGCTGCTGGTGCTGCGCAGTTCATGCGCGACACCCTCGATAAGCCCGGCACTCTGCTCGACATCGAGGGTGAAATGGGGTTGAGCGGCAAAGAACTGTTCGCGCCCGACCTTCAGGACCGAATGGCCTATCACCTGCTCAAGCGGCGCGGGTACCTGCGGTTCATCGCTGGCGATCTGTCGCTGAAGGCCTTCGGCTTGGGTCTCGCCAAGGAGTGGGCGTCTCTGCCCGTGCTGTCGGACACCACGGGTCAGAAGCGCAAGGTCACCCGCGGGCAGTCCTACTATGCCGGCGACGGCCGAAACAAAGCACTGGTTGCACCCGTCGACGTGGAGGCGATCCTCGCCGAAGTGCTCAACGCCGTCGACCAGAAGCCTCAGCCGACCATCCCCTTCCCTGACGACGGACTTCCAGCCGACCCCACTGGACCGCTGCCGCCTACCTCCACCCCGCCACGCACCGGCAAGGGATGGGGTTGCCTCGGCTGGTCCATCTTCGGCCTGGTCGTCGTGGCCGGGCTCGCCATCGCTGCTTTCACCGTGAGGTTCTGACCATGACCGCGTTTCTCTCTTCTGTTGCTGTTCAGTGGTGGCTTCGTCGCATTTGGGATTGGGGCGGCATGCTCGCCGGCTGGATCGGCGGTCTCCTGACCCTCTATGGCCTCATGCCCCATGAGGTGCAGCAGACCGTGCTCGCCATTCTCGGCGGCCGCTGGGGTGATGTGAGCCTTGCAGCTGCCGGCGGCTTCATCGTTTGGGCCTTCACCCAGTGGCGCTCGTATCGGGCGACCGTAAAGCCCCAGATCGTCACTGAGGACGGCAAGCAGGCCGAGTTCCGCGAGTTGCCGGAGGGTACTGCGAATGCCGTCGAGCAGTTCGCTCAGACCGCAATCCTCAGACGAGGCGAGACGATCGTCGAGAAGCTGCTGAAGCTCAAGCTCGGCCGCTGAGGCTTACCAACTCCAACCTGGAGCGAGACGCATGGCCGTTGACGATGAGCACCCGGACGAGCTCGGGCGCGGGAAGATGAGCATGACGAAGCGCATCGAACTGCTCGAGCGCGATCGCGCTCAGCAATCCCGAGCGATAACCGAGCTCATTCAGAAGGTGCAGAAGGGCTTCACGCCCGAGCAGGTGAGCCAGATCCGGACTGCCTTCAGGGAAGAGTTGGCGGACGCCGGCCTGCGGCTCGACGACGCGAGCCACCAGGATGAGGCCCGGGAGGATTTCCGCTTCTTGCGCCGCTTCCGACTTCGCTGGGACGGGGCGGCCGCAAAGATCGGGAATGCAGTGCTGGCCGCTCTTTTGGTGGTCGCCGGCGGCATCATCGCCACTGGCTTCTGGACGTGGATCAACTCAGGTGGAAAGCCGCCGGGTTAGCAGCCTTAAGTTCGGAACCGGATACCGCGATGGAAGTTGTCTGCGCCGAGGGCAAAAGAGGAGAAGAACACGATGAAAGCCATTGCCACTCTCATGATCGCGGCAGCCTTGGTAAGCGCCCCGTTTGCCGCTGTCGCCCAGGATGCGAATGCGACGACCACGACGACCACGTCGACGGACGCCGCAACCGCCGGCGGGAATATGAACTACGGGTCGCTCATCTCGAGCCTTAATGCGGGGAAGATGGCTGATATCGGCACCTTCACCGCGACCTCGAAGGTGAACTGCGTGAAGGTGTCGACCCTGAAGGGTGACGCATCAGCCGACGCCACAGCGCTCGATAACGCCCTGACCAAGAACTCTGCTCAGGTCGCGGGCCTCAAGACCTCAATCGAAGGCAATGCGGATCTCAAGACCAAGCTCGAGACCAGTAGCTGTCCGATCGACAAGATTGTCGCCGTCACGACTGAGACGGATGGTTCGTTCACGGTCTACGTAGACGATCGCACGTAAGCGAACATTCCCTACGAGTGTGGCCCCGGCTCCCTTTTGGAGGCCGGGGCTTTTTGCATTTCGGGAATCTGTTAGGCGTGCGGCATGCAGGACTACGACCTTCCGCAGATCGCGATCGACGAACTCATCCGCCTGGCCAAAGAGGTCGGCACGCCGATCGAGGATCGGCCGGAGTTCCAGATCCTGTGGGACGAGCGTCTCATTATGGGCGGCGACAAGAAGCGCGTGCACATCACCCAGCGCGGCAAGAGCTGGCTGCAGCGGCGCGGATTCATTCCGAGCTAGACGGTCGGGCCCTTCACCAACCAGAACCGCTCGTTCTGCTCGAAGGGCGCAGCATCCTCCTCGAGACCAAACCAGCCAAGCCAGTAGCGGAACTCCCTCCGCTGCGCCTCGGGTTCGGCGCTGGCGAAGGTCCAGCGCTGCACGCCAGGCTCTGGCGATACGACCGCCGGCATGCCCGGCTTGGGCAGATCGTCAGCCGGCATGGCGCAGCCCCCTGAGGGTGGCGTGCCGCAGCATGCCCTCGCCGCGTAGGTGCCTGACCGTTGCCGCCAGCCCCGGCCGCAACCACGTCCCGCGCCGCTTCAGCGCCAGAGGAGGGACCTCGACCGTGTTCGCCTCGACGTAGGCCCAGAAATCCTCACGGTCCGCCGCCTTCAGCGTGATGAAGGCATCCCCCACATAGTGCAGCCCACGCTCGTCGCGTCGCGCGAGGATCGCTACCGGCGCGCCGGTTGGCGACAGGTCGGCGCCGATCACATCGAACTCGCCGATGGTGAAGGTCTTCGTCTTCAGCCAGGTGTCGGCGTCGCCGCTCTTGTAGCGGCTGCCGCGCTTCTTGCTGACGATGCCCTCGAGGCCCATGGCGTCGATGGCGGCAAACGCCTCCGGGCCGTCGGCGCCAAGCTCTTGGCTGAACGCGAGACATGGGGCCGGCGCGCTCTGCAAGAGGCCACTCAGCATAGCGCGCCGGCTCTCCACCGGCCTGCTGCGGACGTCGCCCCCGTCCAGATGCAGCAGGTCGAATGCGACGAAGATCAGATCCTGCGGCCGCCAGCGGATGGCCGCTGGTAAGCCTGAGAAGTCGGCCGCGCCGCGGGTGTCCGGTAGATAGACCTCGCCGTCAAGGATCGCGGATGTGCACCGCAGCTGAGCAGCGGCCGCGACGATCTGCGGGTATTTGCTTGTCCAGTTCGCCCCGCTGCTGCTGAAGGCCCGGGCGGTCCCGGCTTCCACGTGCAGCTGGGTGCGATAGCCGTCGAACTTCACCTCGTGCAGCCAGCCGTCACCGCTGGGCGCGGTCTCAACGAGGCGCGGTTTCATGGGTTGGATGTAGCGGAGGGCAGGGCGTTCAAGCAGCATGCCGGCAATTTAGTGCGGGAGCGGAAGGAATCCGAGTCGACTCGCGATCACTGATTCGTTTTGCCGGAACCGGGCGCTATCCAGCGGATTGAATCCCCCGCCGCGTAGGAGTGCCCCATGGCCGAGTTGTTCCAGTTCCCAGTCCGCAATCCCCGCCCAATCGCAACTGCCGAGGGTGTTCTCGTCAAAGCCGTTTCGGTGGTGCAGCACGCGATGCTGCCGGACAGCGGCGTATCAAGGGACACACTGCTCGACGAACTGCTCGAATTGCTGGACGGGCCTGAGGCGCTCGAGGTCTACAACCGCTCGAAGCAGACCTGGTGATGGGCCGGCCGAAGGTCCCCCACAAGCCGCCGGCGCCCAGCGTCCGGGAAATCGTAGGCGCTGCGATCGAGCGGAGCCGGGCGGTGTCGGGGGAACTACCGATGACGCAGCAGGAGATCGTCAAAGACATGATCGCCAAGCTCGACCTGCCGCCGTCGCTCAAGGCTCGACTGAAGGAGCGCCACAAGCTCGACTAGGAGCCAAGATATTCCCGTAGGCCGGCCGCCAAGGCGCGGTAGCCCGGCCAGTCGTTCTTCCCGGCCTGACCGACCCTCCATTGAAGGCTGCGCAGGAACCGCTCGTCGCGGCCCTCGATCGGAAGTAAGGGAACGACCCATTCCCCCTCGGGCTGACGAGCCGCATGGAGGATGGCATCGAGCGCCGCCTCCCGCTCATCATGCGCCGCCGCCTCGCCGATCACTTCCGGTAGCGCGGAATTTGCCAAGTCCGCGGCTTCTTGGGAGGTATCGGCATAGCCGCTCCGGATGAAGTGCACGCCCCAATGGCGGTAGATCCCGACCGACCAGTTCCATGAGCCCTGGTTGTCGCGCCTTTGGTGCGCCAACGCCTCGGCCATATGCCCTCTTACGACGTCACCGGTGGGTGACGGCAGTTGAGCGCCTAGGCGCCGCATCGCAGGATCCTGGCCCGGGCTAGCGGCAACCGGAGCCCAGGTGAAGCGATTGTGGGATTCGCTGTTCACAGCCCACCATCCCTCGTGGCTTGTTCTCATTTCGTTCACGGGTATATGACTCGTGGCTCCCGACGTAAAGGAGCTCAAAATGTCCACCTCAATCAGTCCGTCCGATCAGATCAAGTCGCTTAAACGGACCTGCCCATTCTTCACCGCCCACGACATCTCGCAAGTCACCGGCTTTCGCCTCGGGACCGTGGAGCGCGCGCTCCGCGAGTTGCCTCAGGAAAACTCAGACCGGATGCCCGTTTACGCGATGCGAGAAATCGCCGACTGAAAGCCGTGGACGACCTCGCCAATCTACGGCTCTCGGCCTATACGCCGAGGCAACTCGATATCGTCTGCCGGCGATGCCAGCGCATTGCCTCCGCCGGCACCGGCAAGCTGCAGCGCAGGTACGGAGACCGTCCTCTCGGCGAACTGGCGCGCCTGGTGGCGGCGGACGGAAATCCCCCGTGCGAACTCGCGAAGCTGGGGGAGGGCTGCTCTGTCCAGCCAATGGAGCCGCCCTTCGAACAGTGGGCGACCCTGTCGGATGCTCGGCTGGGCAACTGGGTGGGCTGGCTGTCCTGTGACAGACGGCGCGCATCACTGAAGCCGGCGAAGGCGTGCCCGGGCGAGTTCATGGCCGACGTGCACTCGCTTCTGATGGCGCTACCCTACGATTTCCCGCTTTCAAAGTTGCCGAGACATCTGAAATGTCCGGAATGCCAGTCCGACCACGTGCTGATCAGGTGGGAGAAGCTGCAGGCGCCGGCGCCGACGGCACCAGCGGTGCATAGGTCTGCCGGGATGGGGAAGGGCGGATTGAGGGTTGTGCGTTGAATCGCGCGCCATCCCTTCTGCGCAGCAGGCCGAACATCACGATATGGCGACTCAGCACCACCACTCTTCGCCGTCCGGCCATCGCCTCGCCAGACGCTCCTCAATCAGAATGTCCCCTACATCACGACCAGCGATCTTGATCGTCGCGAGAGTGCGCTTTCCTGTTCCGTCGATTCCGAAGGTTTCAACCGTGAAAGAATTGTCGTTGAGCAAATCCAGCAGGCGCGCGCTTGCTCGCTTGGCGAGAGCCACCTCCTGCTTTCCACCACAGATATCGTTGAAGGGCTCTGGGGTGTCGAACGACTGAAGTCGCAGGTTCATACCCTGCAGCCAAATGGTGTCACCGTCGACAACGCACGTGTAGCGCTTGCCGCCGCCACACATCGCGAACTGCATCCGGAACTCGCCAGCCGAAGCCTGCTGAAAACTCGATGTCGCAGGACTGCGCTGGTCGTTGCTGGATCCCGCAACGAAGCCGAGTGCCCCAACGCCGCACAACGCCAGGATCGCGTAGGCGCCCATCGAGCCACGTCCCCGGGAAACTAGCCGGGGAGATCGAGGAATCAGTCTGGGCTGCTGCGGAGCGATCCTTGGGCGACGACCAAACGGGGTAGGTGATCGGGGTTTCAAGGCAAGGCCTCACAAGCATCGCATACTGGGCGAGAGCATTCTTCTTTCGTGGTGATGCTGTAGAGGTTGCACATGTGAGCAGCCTAGCTTCGATCCCCGCAGGGAAGCAAACACGGCGTTCCCACTATCGGCCGCCGTCTGGCCGTTTCCGGCCGATCCGGAGTAGGAACACCTCCTGACCACTCTCTATATATAGAGGGCCTGTCACGCCGGAGGTCGCGGGTTCGAGCCCCGTCTCTCGCGCCACCCTTTTTCTTCACATCAGTGGTGAACTTTGGGTGGCGCTGATCGCCTTCGAGCGATGTTCTCATTTCCCCCGCCGACATGTTCCCACTTTCTATGCCGTTTTGTTCTGACTGAACGCTGGCCGGGGCGTCGACGGCGATCGCTTCAGTGCCGCATCCAACTCAGAGGGTGATGTTCAGGCTGACGCATGCTATTAGCGCGGCGAACGCATTGGCGTTCGAAGTGGCTTCAATCATGAAGCCGCCACCCCACGTTAGGACAATGTTTGCAGGTTCTCGTTCGCGACAATAACGTCGATCAGGCTCTCAAGGTACTCAAGAAGCGCTTGCAGCGTGAGGGTGTCTTCCGGGAGATGAAACTCCGCAGCTATTACGAGAAGCCGTCGGAAAAGCGGGTTCGTGAAGCCGCCGAGGCAGTACGTCGGGGCCGCAAGGCCGCTCGCAAGACTGCCATTCGTGAAGGCCTGATCGCTGCCCCGGTGAAGAAACCGGCGTTCCAGCGAGCCCAGGCGCCTTCGGCGCTTCGAGGCGGCTAG